ACTCGGCATCATCGCCCTCCTCGGCAATCACTCCGGTTGCGAGGTACCACTGGGTCAGCGCCTCGCGTGCTCGCCCGCCGTGGTCACATTCGGCGTAGAACTCCAGCGCCGCGATGAGCTTCTCGTGCGCTGCCACCATCCAGATAGCGTTGAGCGCCGTCTTGCGGTGCCTATCCGACAGTGGGGCGAACGGATCTCGACTAGGGGCTTCCGCCCTCATGCTTCGAGCCTCTTGACGATCCGATCCTGCATCTCTCGTCCTTCTTCCAGCGTCATATCCATCGTGCAGGCGAGCACCTGGCCGAAGTCACGGTCGACGTGCCGGTGACCGCATCGCTCGCACACCTGCAAGGCGCTGTTCTGCGAGCACGATCCGTTGTGGTTCAGGTAGAAGTGACCGGGCGCTAGGCGGGCTTCCACCGCACCACGGTGGCACTCGTCGCAACGGTCGTCGGGGCCGCACTCGCCTTCGACATATCCCGCCCGGTCAGCCATAACGACACCCACTCCACGGGCCGCACGTCGGTTCACACGGGTCGCCGTCTTGCCAGCAGATGCCCTTCGGCGCGTTGTGAGTGTGTCGCGGGTGTTCGGGATGCAACACGGCGAAGACGCACCCCTCGTCCGCGCACCACTCGATCACGGTCAATCCCGCCCGGGTGGAGGGGGTGACGGTGGGCGCGTCGGAGCCAATAGCTCGTCTCTGCCTGTTCCCAGTCTCGCGTCCGTCCTGGGTGGGCCGTCCCACTGGCGCCGCCCCCTCCGCTCCGGCCTTGCCCGCCCTCATCGGTTCGCCTGACCACGCGGCGGCGGATCGGGCTGGAACCCACCCGTGCGCGGCGATGTGATCTCCTTCTTCGTCTCGACGTGGACGAGCCGTGGCGCGTCGAAGGACAGTTCCTTCAACTCGGCGTTGGCCGAGTTCCACTGTTCGAGCAGCACCCGCTCGCAGGCGTGCAGGAAGAAGTAGACGGCGGTCGCCGTGCCCTCGTAGCCCGAGACGGTGTCGCGGTACTTCTCGCCGAGCACGATCTGGCTGCTGAACGTCGACCCTGTCTTGCGTCCCACTAGCTCACTCTCCTTGTTCTGAATCCCGCCCGATTCACTCGCTCGGCTCCACGAACGACACGCAGCAGCAATCGAACCGGGCGTTGGTCTGCCAGTCGGGATGCGTGCAGAACTGGTGCTTGCCTTCCAGGCACTTCTCGCAGCGGTGTGTTGACCTCATCAGCCTCGTCCCCTTCCCGCCCGGGTCGTCATCGCTTGCACTCCAACGCCTCGTGAAGCTGCACCATCGCTCTCATGGACTGCATCACTCCCTTGTCGGTGAACTGCGTGTCGCAGCGTGGGCAGATGCCGCGGTCACGTAGCCGATCGTCCGTCGCTCGCGCTCTGTCGAGGGCCTTCGCCCAACGATCACCGCCGTTGCTGCTCACGACAGTCCCGCCCCAGGAGTCACTGGACCCCCATCTCGTCGAGCTTCTTTGCAACGTCGCTCTCGCGCTTGCGGACCAGGCGGTCGATCTCGGCAGCGATGAGTGCGCCCGCCTTCTCCAGGTTGCGGATCTGGCCCGCTGGCTTCCACCACGAGAGATCCCAAGGCCAGAACGACGGGCTTTCCTCTGGTCGGCGGTTATAGACGGCCTGCATGATGTAGGAGGCGGCTGCTAGCCCCATCTCGCCCTTGTCGTGTTCATCGTCGTGCTCGTCGCTCCAGTCCTCAAGTTCGATTTGGCGACGGCGCTCCGTCAGGATTCGATCTGCACCACTCGGCATCAGCTATCTCCCGCCCCTGTCATCGAAGCTCCTCCCACATCCGGCGAACACCTTCCGCCACGATGGCGAGCGGCCACACAAGGGCACCCACCACGACGACCCACACCGGCTTGAAGCTCAACGCCACCGCTCTCGTCGCCAACAACGTGGCGATGCCGAGATACGCGAGCACGACAGTCAGCCTCATCAGAATCCCGCCCTATCGCTCATCGAGCATCGCCCGAAGCGGGCCGTCGACGTACTTGGCGCTCTGGATGACGGCGCTAGCAAGGATCTCGCTGTTGCCGCCCAGGTGGGCGTGTGCCTCCATGTACTGCTCCTTGATGTCCAAGATCCTCCAGCCCAATCCCCGACACTCGGCCTTCCAATCCGGCTCAGTCACTTCCGCCCCTGTCATCGGACTCCTTTGCATCGGAAGCACACAAGCGGTCCCCCCATCTGGAGTCGCTGCCACTGATGACCGAGCACCCGACACACACGGCGACGTAGCCATCCCGCCCCTGTCATGCGGCCTCCCTCGCCAACCTGCCGATGATGATCAGGAGTACGCGCACGTCGCGAGCTGGCGTCTGCTTCCCGCTGTCGAGGCGCTGTAGCAACCCAGCGATGAAGGTCTCATCCGCTTCGGTCAAAGCCGCCCGGTCAGGCATTCGCCATCTCCTCCTCGGTCTTGAACCACGACCGTGGGCGCTTGCGGCCAGTCAGGTCGTGGCACGCCTTGCACCGCTCGAAGCCCTGGGCAGCCAGCCCCTTGACCCGCACCGGCCACTCCACGACGAGCGTCCTGGTTGACATCGGTCGGAGGCGCTTGGCCCCGCAGACGGCGGTACAGGTCAGCCTCTTGCCCCAGGTGGCGCAGATCTCGTCTACGTCGATGGCGTGGATAACCTTCGGCCACCGGACGTTCGCCCCGGCGATGGGGGCGTAGATCATCGCTTGGAACAGAGGGATGCCGGTCTTTTCGACCGGCCGCAGGGCCGGTCGGTGGTCAGTCATCGGCCACCCACTCGCTGATCGTCATGCCCGTGACGTTCGGGCCGTTGACCTCGCTAGTGACCTCAACGTCCTCGATGGAGCGCAGCCCCTCCACAAAGTCGAGAGCGCGCAGCGCGACCTGGGCTCGCGGCTGATCGAATCTGATGGTGATCGTGATGGTTGTGTCGCGGCTCACAGCACACCCCCGTTCACGCGCACGTTCTCCGGCGCCTTCACCGTCGCCTCAGTGTCGAGCAACGCGCCCTGCTTCCAGCGGTCGGCCTCGAGCCGCGCGTGGTACGTGCACAGCGAGGACTCGGGCGTGCCGTTCTTCGCGCCGTCGAGCATGTGCACCGTCGCGGGATCATCACAGCGGTCGCACTTGCTCACGTCGAGCTCCAACCGCGCTTGAACACGAGCAGCGTCGAGGAGTTGCGGCGCGCGTGCACCTGGCGCCGGCCCGCGGGCTGGGGGCGGTAGCTCAAGAAATCGAGGCGGTCGACCAGGCCGAGCCCACACATCTCGGCGTGCTTGGTGAATTCGAGGGTCTGCCAACGCACTTTGCCCGAACAGACCTGGTCCTGGCACTTCAACAGCAGGTAGCCGTCGCCCAGCACGCGGGCACATTCGGTGATCCCGATGCGGATGAGCCCCATGCGAGCGCGCCAGTCGGTGTAGACGTCGACGCCGTAGCGGGCGTCCATGCCGTCGGTGTTGCTCGGGTTGCCGTTGAGCTTGTACGGCGGGTCGAACACGACGCTGTAGAAGCTGCGGTCGCTCCACGGCAGCCGTGTGAAGTCCACCGAGACTCCGAGCGGGCTCTTGGCCGCGTCGAGGTCGCAGGCCGTGAGGTAGGCCGGGCGCCACTTCTTCCAGAACGTGCCCTCGCCATACGTCGGGTCGAGCGTCATCGCCTCGTAGTCGAGATACCCGAGCGTCACGCAGTCGACGATGAGCTCGGCGTTGGTCGCCCGCTTGTCGGTGGCGAGCACGGTCATGACGCCCGCCTGCAAGCCCACGGCGACCAACCCTGCTCGTTGAAGATCGACAGCGCGACGGCGATGTTCATGACCGTTCTCGCAACGGGAACGTGCCGAACTGGTTTGTGACGACACCAGATTCGCGGACATGACGACGGTGGTGTTCGGAGCCGTCGACGACCTCAAGGTTCTCTAGGCGGTTGTCAGTTTTGACGCCGTTCTTGTGGTGAACATGCGCGCCACGGGGGATGCTGACGCCCGCGTCGAAGACGATCTTGCGATGTTCGAGCAGGTAGCCGTCTCTGCCCGCGAGTGGGTGGTCAGGCTCGAACACGCGGATGTAGCCGGTGCTCATGACATTACGACGCTCCCGCCGTCGCGCCTTCTGTCCGCATGACCGACTGCAATAGATCTGTGAGGTGCTCTTGCTGTGGAAGGGAGAGCCACAGCGTGCACACTGGCCCGTCCTCACGCCAGCCCCGCCGCACGCCCGCAGATCGGCCACTGGCCGCGGCCACTGCGGGCGTAGAGCCGCCGTGCGGCATCGTCCTGCACTTCGGATGGCGCGTCGGCAGCGCTGAGGTATCCGGTGCCCATCGAGCGCCAGGTGCCCGCCGTGAACTGGTAGGCCCCGCTGTAGGGCGGGTTGCGGATGCCGTAGCGCCCACCGCTTTCGCAGTTGCGCAGTCGCCGAAGCTGCTCGTCGGTGATGGTCGCCGGTGCCCCGCCCGTCAGCCTGAGGGGACGGGGCACCGGCTGCCGCGCTGCCGGCGACACGGGGGGGTGAGTAACCGGCAGCGAGGTCGTTGTCGTCACGGGCGCGATGGCGAGGTCACGCGCGATCTGGACGCTGTCGGGGGCGCCGCGTGCGGGCAGCGTCGTCTCCGCGACGGTCGGCACACGGTCACCGCACGAGGCGGCCAGGATGGATGCGCAAACGAGCGCCGCGGCCAACTTCAGGAACTCGCTTCGCCTTGTGCGTCCAGTAGGTCAACCCGATACAGATGGCAATCGGGCTTGTCACAGTGCTTCGCGCCTAACCGGACGAGGCTTAGCCCAGCGGCGTTTAACGCTGCGACCGTGTACTTCGCGACAGTCGGCCAGGACGGGTCCAGCTCGGCTGGGTGAGTCGCCTCCCAATGGTCGACGATGACCCGGACCGGATCGGGAAGATTCACCCCTCCCCCTCTACCATCCGGGCGATTCGGTCGAGCGCCTCGCCGAGCGTGTCGCGGCGACGGGCGTGCACGATCCACGCCGTGGGCGCGCCGAGCACGACGACGAGCGAGACGAGCTCGGGCCAGCCGCTGAACCACAGCAGGGTGGTCACGACGGACCCCGCACGAACACCTTGCACTCGGCCGCCGTCCATTCGAGCTTCATGCGCTTGGTGAGCTCGTGCTTGGTCATCTTCGTACTGAGCGCCTTCGCCGATCGGTCCGACGGCAACAGCGCTACCCGGTACCACGTAGCGGGCTGGAGGTGGCCGTCCTGGACCACGCCGACCACCTGGTCGATGAGCGTGCCCTTCTTCTCGACCACCGGGGGTGTCTCGGGCACCAGCTCGACGATCGTGGTGGTGACCTTGCTGTGACCGTTGCCGTTCGAGTTCACATTCCCTCGCTTCTCGGGGACGGCGAGCCCGTCCCACTCAGGCCATAGCTCCGAGGGGTGCGCCCCGAGCTTGATGGCAAAGTCGTCGGCGGCCCCCGGCGTCAAACCGTCGTTGGCGTAGCGCCGCACGCCCGCCTGGTCACGGCCGAGACGCCGCGCTATCTCCGAGACGTTGCGCGTGCCGGCCAGAGCGAAGATCGGCTCGAACGACAGCCTTGTTTCCATCGCGCGCCCCTTCACTCACGCCCCCGCGCCAGCTCGCACGCCATGACGACGCCGAGCGATACGAGCAGCCCGGCCACCGCGCCGACCTCCAGCAGCAGGACCGCGCCGATGTCGTTGAACAGGCAGGAGATGCTCACCGCTTCGTCCACCGTTTGATGGCCTGGGTGTTGAGGAGGCAGGCGATCGCAATGGCGATAATGCCGACGCTTTGCAAGATGTCGATGAGTGCCTGGCTGGAGTTCACGGCTTCGTCGCCTTCGCCACGTCGACGATGCAGACCTCACGGAGCGACTGGTTGTCGAGTCGCTCGCACGCCTTGATGAACTGCGCCGTGCGGACGTGCGCAGGGGCGGGCGGGTTGCCACACCCGGCGAGGACGGCCAGGGCGAAGAGCGCGGGCTTCATGCGTCCGACCTCGTGGCCTCGTACTCAAAGACGGCGTCTTGGCACGACGCGTGCACCCCGTTGAACAGGCGAGGGACGACGAGGCCGTCGGGGCCATGTGGCTCCATCTCGTCGATGTTGAGCATGTCGGCGGCGTCGCCGTCTGGATGCACCCACGAGACGCAAAGGGCGCACGGGTCGGCAGCGTCGTTCGTGCTGAGGTACGGGGCGTTAATGCTCACGACACACCGACCAGCGCCGGCCAGGTGACGTCGTCGAGCGCTGCAAGGTGCGTCAGCGGCAGTTCGACCGGAGCGAACCCGAGGCCGATGAGACCGGCGACGCGCAACCACATCGCGTCACTCTCGTTATCGTTCGCGCCGGGATAGTCGAGTCGCCGGATGGCGGCGGCGAGCACTTCGGACTTGTTGGCGTTGCCCTTACCGGTGGCGAGCTTCTTGAGTTTGGCCGGGGACAACTCGACATAGGGATGCTCGGTCTCGTGCAGCATGAGGCGCACGACGCCGCCGAGCTCGCCGAGGTGCTCTCCGCCCTGGCGAGAGTTGAAGCTGTAGTTCTCGATCACGACGAGGTCCGCACCGATGCAGATTTGGCGCACCCTCTCGCGCAGGTCGGCGAGCCGCTCCATGCCGCGCAACTTCGTGGTGAGCACGCCCGAGGCGTTCTCGTGCGCGAAGCCGGTTGCCGTGAGACTGAGATCTAGGCCGACGACGGAGGGGGTCAAAACGGCTCCGGGCTCAACGAGATCGTCCCGTCCTCGCCGACCTCGACGTGCAGGCCGTCGCTCAGGAACTTCTTGAAGGCCGCGCCGACCGCTGCCGACTCGAGGGCGGTGACAGCGAGCGGGTCACGCGTGCGTTCCTTGCCCTCGGCGTCGCGGGTGGCATACCCGACGATGGCGGCGGCGAGGTCGGGCTCGACCTCCTTGGCCTGGCAGTGCTTGGCGAACCCCTCGGCGAACTTCGCCGCGTCGAAGGGCGGGGCCTCGGCGGGGGGCTCCTCGACCGCCGAGTTGCGGTTCGGCGGTGGGCGACGCGTGCTCTGGGGCTTCTCGCCGGTCGTGGGGTCCATGCCGGCGGGGGGCTTCGGGGCATCGAGAGCCTTCGGGGCTGAACGCTTCGCGCTCTGGCCCTGCGCAATCTCTTGCTCGCGCTCCCAGTCCCGCTCCTCCTGAACCGGCAGGCTCACGTCGAACATGCGGCGCAGCACAAGGCACTCAGCGCGGGTGACTGCCATCTCCGGGCCGTAGAGCTTGTTTGTGCCGCTCTTGGCGTAACGCCCCGTCATGGTGATGGGGTTCGTCCAGTCCTTGCGGTAGATGGCGACAGTGGCCCACCACTCGGTGCTCGTCTCACCTTGGGCGACGATGTCCTCGCCGTTGAGCAACTCGGAACGGTGGGCGATGTGCCACAACCCCTTGTGCGTGACGTACGGCGACCCCTGGATCAGGATCATGTGCTTGAGCACGGGGTCGAGCTCGTACTGCTGACAGACGAGGACGAGCGCCTGAACGGCGGGCTCGCGCGGGTCGAGCTTCAACGTCTTGAGCACCGCGGCGTAGTCGATGTCGACACCCGCCACCGCGCTGTTGCCGTTGGCGACTTTCTCTAGCGTCTTCGTGGTCATGCCGCGTTTTCTTCCTCTTGTGCCGGGGCCGGGTTCCGCTTGAGCCAACGCTCCATTTCTTTGAGCCAGCCCCACACGGCGCGCAGGTGCAGGAAGTTCGCTACGGCCTGTTCGTCGGCGGGAACCTCAAGCAATTCGTAGGTTCCGTCGTCGTGGAGGTACAGCACGCCACACGCGTCGATCGGCGGAAACTCCGACCACGGAATGATCTGTTCGACACCACCGAGCGGCGAGCGCACGGCGATGCCGTCGGAGCCTCGGAAATACGCGGCCAGCTGGAGGGTCGTCTCGACGGGGTACCGCTGACCCGTCTTGATGTCGAGCCCGTACACGCGACCATCGCCGAGGCGGCCGAGCTTGTCGAAGCTGCCGCCGTAGCCGAGCGTCTCGTGGTTGTAGGCGATCCATTGCTCGCACGCGAGGCCCGTGGGGTTCTCGTCGGAGCAGAGGCGCTCATCGGTGAGCCACTGCGGGTCGTGCTCGACGTAGAAGCGCTCTAAGGCGTCCATGTAAGGGCCGCACTCGGGCGGGCAGTCGACGTCTTGACCCTTGGCCCACGTCAGCGCCAGGTCATGAACGAGCGTGCCCCTGTTGGCCTTGTCGTTCCAGACGCCGGCGTGGTGCTTGCGCAGCCGGTGGTACGCCTCGGTCTCGTCGAGGTGCTCCCACTGGTCACGGTGATGAATGGCGAACAACGCCGTCTCTTTCGCCGCGCCCCAGCTGAGGCCAGGCTTGTTCAACACGTTGAGGACCGTCGTCACCGACGGTGCCCACGCCTTCCCCTCGGCGGTGGTGACGTAGCGGCCCGACCGCGGGCGGCTCATCGCGCCGTCGACATCTGACGCGCCGCTTTGCGGCTGCCGACCCCGATCCGGCGCAACCTGCCGGTGCAGCGCGTGCCGTGCACGTACACGGGGCACTGCGGCTCATGCAGGACGTTGCCGACGAGGTCGTGCGTGCTGGTGACCTCGTGGTGCTGGTTCCACTCGCAGCGGTAGGCGTAGGTCATGACGCACCCAGCGCGAAGTCAGCGTCGCGGACCTCGGCCATGCACGCGCCGCACAGATCGCCGCTCGCACGGACGTACCCGCGGGAGTCGGTGTAGTCCAGGCGGTCCCCGCCGCAGTCACGGCACGGCTCGGCGAAGTGGGGGTCGACCGCGTGGGTGTGCGGCTCGGCGCCGCCGATGTGCCAGTGCATCCGCTGTGCGGGGTCGCTGGCGTGGGTGTGGAACATCGGGTCGCCCGAGGCGAACCCGTAGATCTCGCTGTCGGGCTCGCTGCCGCCGTTGATGACGTCCTCGGCGCAATCTACGAGGAACTGATCGAAGCTCATCGGACGCCGGCTCCCCATTGCGAGAAGTCGTGGGCGTGGGGCGGGGTGCCCTCTTCGTGGTGCCGGAAGTGGTCCCACCACAACTCGTCCAGCGACATCGGACCGCCATAGATGCGGATGACGCCGTGGTCATTCTCGACATGGGCCTTGATGTCGGCCTTCTTCTTCGGCAGCGGGGTGATCGTCGGAGTCGTCACGCCGGCCGCACCCCCTCCGAGCCCCACTCGTGGCGGTGGTCAGGACGGTTGCTGGCGTGCGCCTCGACGTGGTCCATCTGCAGGTCGAACGGGCTGGGCATCGAGGTCCAGCGCATCCCGTGGTCGTCGTGCAGGTGCTCGTAGAGCTTGATGCGCCCACGCGGCATGGCCTTGAGGGTTTGGATTGCCACCTACGATGCCTCTCGATGGTCGGATACGCCCCGACCGTCGCGGGGCCGTCCGGTGTTCAGAGCACCGGTGCGGCCCTTTTTCTTCGAAGGGGTGGGCCGGGGGGCGACAGAGGCGGGGCGGATCACCTGAGCCGCTCGTGCCGACGATGCGGGTTGTTCACGCGTTGCGCGGGGTCCCCCGGCACCACCATCGAGCCCGTCAGCAGCGTCTGGGGGGGGAAGCGCTGACGAACTCGATGCTGAGGCCAGAGCAAGGAACGTGTTCACTGCGCGACAACCTCGGCCGCGGGTTCGCTCGGTTCGCCGCTGGCTTCCACGATCGCTGCGCGAACGTCCTCAGCCCGGTAGCGGTACTGCCCGCCGGGGGTCCGAACGGCCCGGAGCTTGCGCTTCCGGACCCATTCCTTGACGGTCTCGGGGTGAACGTTGAAGTGATCGGCCACCTGTTGTGTCGTCAGGAGTGCGTCCATTCGTCAGCACCCTAGAGTCTTGCTAGGTCTCCGTCAAGGACCTATAACCCTGTCACTTACCCACAGGTCTTGTCGAAACTGTGGATTACCCCTACTATCTGGGGCATGTCCCTTGCCGAGAGCGTTTACTGGACGCCACCTGACACCCTGGCGGCTCGCTTGTACCAGCTGCGTAAGGGCCTCAAGCTGACACAGGCGGAAGCAGCCGACCGATGCCAGATCGCACGAGCCACCTGGTCCACTTGGGAGAACGGGGCGCTGCCCGCCAACATGGCGAAAGCCGTCGAGGCCATCTGTCGAGGTCTTTCAACGCCTCAAGCGAAGATCGACCCGAACTGGCTCATGTGGGGTACAGCGGTAAACGTCCCGAAGACGCGGACTCGTCGCAGTGGCGGGCGCACCAAGCCCCGCCAGCGCGTGATGAACACCGCTGGCCTCACGGCCCTCCCGACCCCCGGATAACCGTAAGCACCGCTTACTGGCACGCGTTGCCAGCTTGGTCGCTATGTACCTAGTGTCCGCTCATCGCGGGTTCACGGGTCCCTCCTGAAATGCCCACACAGCCGGCCCTGATCGCTCTGTACCGGCGAGACTGTTTACGTAGGAACCACGTTCAGACCAGCGTGAAGAAGCGCGAGATCACTCTGACGGTGTTCGGCCGGTGGCTGGCTCCCAAGCTCATCCTCGACGCCGAGGTGAACGAGATCGAGGACTGGCTCGACACCCGCCGGCTCATCCCCGCGTCACGGGCCTGGCACGTTGCGAACCTGGCCTCGTTCTTCGGCTGGGCGGTACGCAACGACTACGTGGTCAGCGACCCCACGGTGAAGGTGATCCGACCGCGTTTACCTAGCGACCTTCCTCGCCCCATCGGCACGAGGGATCTGAAACTGGCTCTTGATCTAGCCCAGCCAAGGATGCGGGTGTGGCTGTCGTTCGCCTGCTACGCGGGCTTTCGTTGCCAGGAGATCGCTGGACAGAAGAGGGAGGACGTGTGGGAGTCGGAGGGGCTGATACACGTCTCGGCACCCAAGGGTGGCCGCAAGCGCCGAGTACCGCTGCACGCCGATCTACACGAGGCGTTAGTGCGTTGGGGCTGGCCTCGCAAGGGGCCGCTGTTCCCCGGTCGTGCTGGGCCGACGATCAACCAGGACTACGTCTCCCACATGATCTCGGCCTACCTGGCCGATCTCGGGATCAACGCGACCGCGCACATGCTGCGCCACTGGTTCGGCACTCGGGTGTACGAGGCATCCCATGATCTGCTGATGGTGCAGGAGCTTTTGGGCCATTCGTCCGTCACGACCACGAAGAAGTACGTAGAGTTCTCCTCCGACGAAACCGTCCCTGTCGTCCGGGGGTTGCATGTCGGAAGCCTGCGAGGAAGTCACCAAGAGGCTGGACCTGATGATCGACGAGCAGAGGGAGACCAACTCGCTCTTGGCGGACGTGGTTGGGGCTCTCCTGCTGTTTACGGAGCCCGGTGACCTCGGCGACGATGACGACTGAGCGGGCGCTCTGCCCGCACTGTCATGGCGACCTTCCCGATCCTCCGGGGCGCCTGTGTCCTCACTGTCGCAAGCTCATTGACCCAGAGGCGATCGAATCGCGCCATCAGACAAGCCGCGTGCTCATCGGTCTGGCGGTGCTGCTCGTCTGCGTAGCTGTCGTGGTCATCATCGTCATCAAAGGCAACGCCGACCAGCACCGCGAGGAGGACCGGTTCCAACGGAGGCTGTGCCCCGATTCGATCGAGGGCACCTACTGCTGACGCCCTACTCCTCCGGTCGCCGCAGCACGACCTCAAGGCCGGGGAAGTCTCGCTTCGCCGCCTCAACGGCCAGTTCGTAGGTGTCGAGGTCGGTGTGCGGCCCGCGGTCGCCGTTGGCGTAGACGAGGCAGAAATAGCCCCGCCCGTTGTCCCCGGTCCAGACCTGCACATGCTTGCGATTGGGCATCAGTTGATCTCCTCGAAGCTGGCGAGTGCCTTGTCGATGGCGCGCGTGACGGTGGTACCTGGGAAGTGGAGCGCCTGGTTGAGCCCGTTGACCCACCAGCGATGCACGGCCACGACGGCGATGTAGCCCAGCGCCGCCGCGATCGCGAGACGCCGGGCGTAGGTCATACCTGCCGCCAGACGTGACCTTCGTCGAGGTAGCCATGCCAATACTCGCCCTCGGCTTCGCCCCGTCCGCAGGCAATCGACGCTCTGATCTCCAGCGAGCCGTCATCGCATTCTCGGAACGTCCACGGTGGCTCGGCGACGCGGTGCAGTCCGCTACCACGCGTCGCGCGGTCGAACTTGTCGCCCTCATGGATCGGGAGCAAGAACCACACGCCGCGGCCGATGACGTTTCCGTCCTTGTCGATCTCGTCAGTCGGCCCGAAGTAGTCGCCGGCCTTCTCGATCTCGTCGATCGAGGCGACCCGTCGGCCGATCACGCAGCGACCCAGCCGACCACGTCGATGACGACGTCGACGGGCGCGGCCGAGCCGTTGTAGATCCCGAGCACGCCGTTGCCACCAACCGGGAAGATCCCGGCGTTCCCGATGGTCTGCCCCGCGGCCCAGTTGACCGACGACGCCAGCGGCATCGCATCCTGCGCCGGCCACAGGGTCAGGTGGCCGGGCTGCCCGCCGTTGGTCACCGTGACGTTCGCGACCCAGGCGAAGGCGCCGGTGCCGTCGTCGAGAGTCGTGGACCAGTGCAGCGGGGACAGCCCGGCGATCGCCCCGCTGTTGCGGGTGTCAAGGATGCGTACCGGCTGGATCATCGTGACCCGCCCATTGCCGACTACTTGTGGTCCGACCGGGGGCGGCAGGGGACACGGGGGTGGCGTACCCCCTTCGCACAGAGGCGGAGGGGGCGGCGGAGGAGGGGCAGAACCACCTCCGTTGATCAGGAACGCGTTGTTCGCTGTGTTCCAGTGGGTCGCGAGGTACGAGCCCGGCGCGGGGTTGGTGTTCAGGTAGTCGTCGTGGTTGCAGTCGCTCAACTGCTCGTGCGAGGTCGGGCAGATCTGCTGCATCCCCGGACCCTGCGAATCCTCGTAGCACTCGACGTCGGACTCGTCCCAGCAGTGGCCGGTGCGGGTGACGTGGGGGGCGCTCTGCTGGACGGCCCCGAGCGAGTGGTTCAGTTCGTGCACCGTCGTCTCGGGTGTCCACACGTCGATGCGGGCATAGCCCTGCGCGTTGTTGGCGTTGGCCTGGCCGAACTGGTCATCGCCCCACAGCGCAGCGATGCCGCCCCACGACGCGCCCTGGCCCTCCTCGACGAAGACGAGGTACTTGCGATCTGCTCGGGGCGGATACGCCTTGTCGATGTCCTCGATGGTGTTGGAGAAGTCCCTGCGGCTCGCGTCGCTGAGCTTGATCGGCAGCACCTTGAGGTTGCAGCTGGTGTCGGTGACGAAACGGAAGTGGCGCTCGCCCCCAGTCTCGGCCGCCGAGGCGTTGAGCAGGTCGTCGGCGCCCGACGTCGCCGACAGGATGCGGCCGAACGGCATCGTCGCGCTGTTCCAGTACCCGTAGAGCACCTGCACGCGAGAGCCCGTCTTGCCGTTGCCGTCACAGGTCACCGACTTCGGCGTGCTACTCGAGCGGGGGAAGGATGGCCCGGTTATCGCGGGGTCGGCGCCGTGGGTGCAGATGCCGGTGCGGCGGTCGTGAATCACGATCTCGTACTGCCCCTCGGGGCATTTGGCGCCGGGTACTTCGACCTTGTCGAGCTTCGTGCTGGCGTGGTCACTGGTGAGCTGCGTCGCAGCCACTCCCCCACCCGTCGTGACCGCGATGGCCGTGGCGATCGCAGCGGCGCGCTTGCGCGGGTTCATCTAACCCACGCCAAGGTCAGCGGTCTTCTCCTGCACGACGCCTGCGGCACCCACGGGGCGCCAGAACCCGTAATACGTGGTGATCGAGACGACCCAGGTGAAGAAGATGTCGGCAGTGATGTCGCCGTGATGCTCGATCGCCATCGCGACCGCGCCGGCGGCGATCGACAGCGCGACGTTGGCGATCGACTTCACCTTTGAGCTCGCACGCGCCTTGGTGACGATCCCGACCACGATCGGGATGAAGACCCCGCTTATGACCGCCAGCAAGTGCACGTCGAGATGAACCATTCGGGGCTCCGTTCAGTCGTCTTCTTCGGAGAAGGTGAGACCCCACGGCTCTGCGTGCGGTGGATACGACGACAGTGAAAGCAGCGGGTCGTCATGCGGGAAGTGGTCGCCCCGGAATCCGTGGTCGGGCAACTGCAGGAAGAAGTGACGTAGCGCTCGCCAGATGCGGCTCATTTGGGGAGGTTGGGGAGGAAGGAGAGGTAGAGGGGTCTGCACTCGGGGACGAGCAGGCCCTCCGGTGGGGTCGGACGCGGGGGGTAGCGGGGGTCTGTCGGCGGAATCCTGGCGATGACGAACAGGGACCGTTTGATGTCCCAGGTGCGCAGGTCAGAGGAGTGGCGACTGAGCAGGCCATAACAGGTGTCGGGCGCAAGCACGCTGCGGAGTTGTGCGGCGGCGTCACTGGCGGCTCCGGCCCCGGTGGCGGCGTCCGTGGCGATTCGTTCAGTCGTCCTGCCCTGGTGAAGGATCAGGGAGCCAAGCACGATGACACCCACCAGAGCCGCGGCAATGGCGCCAAGAACCCTGCGCCGGGAACGTTGCTCGTCCCTGTTCGCTTCTACGAACTCCTGAAACGTGACGAGCAGCCGTTCCTCGATGCCCGACACGTCGCCCGGCGCGCCGGGTGCGCCGGGCGCTCCGGTTGCTCCTGTCTTTCCCGTTCGCCCCACCCGTCCGGTTGTCACTTGTCAGCCTCCCGCTCTCTGGCCTCGGCAGCTTCGGCCTTGGCCTCGGCTTCCTCTTTCCAGACCTCTGCCTGTCGCAGCTTCTGCAGCAGTTCCTCGGCGCTGGTCCGTCGCTTGGCGACTTCCTCCTCCAGTTCCTTGAGGAGGGCGTCCATCTCGTCGATCAGTTCTTCGGCTTTGCGGGGCATCACTGAGGAGTCCTCTGCACCAGCGAGAGCACGTCGCCCAGGACCCGCACGGACTGTTCGGTCTTCTCGATCATCACCCGCTCCCTCTGCTCGGCTTCGCCCCGTTGCCCCCGTTCGTTGTCGAGCTGTGCCTTCAGGTCGGTGATGTGAGCGTCCTTGTCGCCGAGGCGCTCGCGCATCTCCTGCACTGTCGTGAAGCGACGGGAGATGATTGCGATGACGACCAGGCCGAGGACGCCGTAGTTGAGGAGCTTGTCGACGGACCAGTCGGCGGCGGGCGCGCCCTCTGCGGCGTAGACCGTCATGGTCGCCACAGCAGTGCCGATTCCCAGCAGAGCGGGCCACATGGGGTGGCATCAGTCCTTGTAGGCCCACTCGGAGGTGATGGTGACCGAGACGCCCGGCTCGTAGACCTCGAGCACAGCGAACTCGGCCTCGCCGTGGGTGCTCTCGAACTTCTCGCCGGGGAACGTCCCACCGTGGCGACCGGGACCCTGCTTGTACTTGCCGTCGCGCCCGAAGGTGCCGACGTAGCAGTCCACGACGAGGTCAGGGTTGTCGGTGCCACCGGTGATGCCGACGACGACGGTCACCTTGTCGTAGACGCGGTCACCGCCCGGGCTCGCACCCTTCTGCGGGATGGGCACGGTCACCGGATTGTCGAGCGTCGCTGTTCCCAGCGGGCCAAATCCCACGTCATCGTCCTTTCGTCGCGCGGCCACAGCGAACACGGGCATGGCGTCGTACCAGCCCTCCCACTGCTCCCACGGTTGGGCGTGCCACTTCTCCGATGCGATTGGGAAGTGCATGAAGTGCTTCTCGAAGACGGTCTTCATCGGGCCGTAGTTGCCGTCGTTCGGATGCACGTCCGCGGCCAGCGACATCGCCTCGCCGTATGGGACCGCCTCGTGATTCGACGTGCCGGGCCTGTTCGCCGGGTTGTAACCGGGTAGTCGTCGCTGCCACCCGTCGTACAACTCCTGCTGCCGCTGGCTCGAACGCCAACCCGACTCGACGTAGGCATCGGCCTCGACCAGCGCAGCAAGCAGCCGTTCCCGCCACGCCGGGTGAATGTGTGCGAGGACGTCGGGGAGCGGCAGCACTACTCATCGTCTTCTCGTCTGCGCGCACCAACCGGCACAGGAGGCCCGCCGACCTCGGCGAACAGCGCGCCCTCCGCGCGACGCCGACGCACGAGGCCGGCGAGTTCTTTGCCACTCGCCTTCGTCCACTTCATCAACTCGACCGGCACGCCCGCGTAGTCGCCAGCATTGAGGCGACGCAGCAGCGTGGACGACCCCAGCGCGCCTTCGCCGACGTTCATCGTGAAGCTGCCGAGCGCATCGGCCTGGTTCTGCGTCAGCTCGACGCGCACGAGGCTCGATACCGCCTTCATGTAGCGGCCCATATCGGTGCGCAGCAGGTCGTACGCCTGGTCGAGCGTCAGCCCCCGCTTGAACTCCTCGGGCTCCGAACCGTTGATCGGCCCGTAGTGCACGAGGTGCCCGATGCCGATCGTGGCGTGACCAACCGGGTCGTTGTACAGGTTCAGGTAGACGCCCTCAAACGACGCGATGAACGCCGCGCCGCTGGCGCTCAGGGCGTAGAGGCCGGGGGCGAAGGTGAAGATGCGCCGAGCGGTGACGCTGACATAGTTGAGGGCGCGGACGTGCGCGGCGTCGGGGTGGTCGATCGGACGCGGGGCAAGCCCTGCGAGCGCAGGCACGGGGTCCACCGTGCGGCTATCCACCGGCGAACGGGTGGACACACCCACGGTGGGAGGATGCCTACAGGCGATCAGGTACTCCAGCAGTCCTTCGACGACGCCAACGACCGCATCAATGTGGCGATCGCGAACGTTGGGTCAGCAGGCACGGCCGGCGCAGGCGCGGTGCGCGCGTCGGTGGCCGCAGGGACCGGGGACTCGGCGGTGCTCGTCGCAGCGGGGCGGCTCTACGGCTACAGCTTCCGTGAGACCACGGGGGCGGCCGAGGCGCTGATCTACATCCGCGACGGCGACGACGCGACGGACCCCATCGTGGCGGTGATCAGCCTCGGCCCGAACGAGTCCGACGCCAAGTGGTACGGCGACAAGGGCATCGCCCTGACGACCGGCCTCTTCTTCGACCGCGCAGGGGGCAACACCGAGGGCGCGCTCTACACCGGGGCGGCGTAGATGTCCGGCAAGCGCTCGCCCGTCTACCACGAGGAGCCGTCGCAATATGGATTGCTCGCGTGGACTGGCTCGCCGAAGCGTCAGTGGAATGACCAGGTCGCGGCAAAGGGCTACCGGGTCGTGCACAAGATCCGGGTACCCGTGAGTATCACGGCAACGAACCTGCTGTGCGAGGTGCGAGTAGCGGGCGACACGTTGACCTCGGGCGAATGCTGGGCCGGGCTCTATGGCTCAGACGGTGTGTTGTTGCGCAAGACCGCCAGCCAGCACACGGCATGGCAGTCGACCGGCAACAAGTCGATGGCGCTGTCAACCCCCGTCGCCATCGTCGGCGGCCCGAACGTGTTCGTGTGGGCGGCATTCGTCATCAACGGCACCACGGCCCCTGCCTTCGCCACTCAGATCGGCATCGCCAACAATCCGAACCTCAGCGCTGCGAACTCCGACTGCGCCTACATCGGCGCCGGCGCGGACACCGATCTGACGAACTTCACGCCGTCGGGGCTGAGCGCCTACACGCTGCTGGCCTGGTTCGGGATCAGCTAGCAGCTACGCCGGCGCGATCGTCGTGACCGTGCCACCCGAGCCCCGCCACTTCAACGCGCCACCCTGGCTGTAAAGCACTCCGCCGCCGGGCGGGTTACCGGTCGGGGCCGTGGTGATGTCCTTCAGGGCGATCATCGCTCCCAGCCCGCCGCCGTAGTCGCCGGCGTTGGGCCGATCGAGGCCGAGTGTGCCGAGGGTGGATATGCGGCAATACTCGACGCCCTCGTTGAGGTCGTCACCGTTGGCGACGTGGGTCAACAGCAACCCGCCCGGCCCGTTGTAGGTCGTGATGACCGCGCACTGGATGCCCGAGCCGAAGGCGAAACCGAACGTCGAGAACGGGTCTTCCTTGTTGTCGAACAGCACGGGGTTCAGCGTCACCGTCGCACCGGTGCCCATGAAGTTCGCGATCGTGCCGGCGTCGGCGTTGAAGTTGCCCGAGGTCTTGGCGCTACCGCTCGTGATGCGCAGACGCCCCGCAGGAGCGTTGTGGGGCAGGTGGTCGAAGCGTGCGATGCCGTGGCCCGTGAACGACGCGGTAGCCGCCACCTTGATCCCCGTCGACGAGGGGTAGACGCCGGGCGACGTCGCCGCGAGCTCGGCGCGCAGCCCGAGGACAGCGTCGGCGACGTTCGAGGTGTCCTGCACGTCAATGACGATGGCGCCGGCGCCGGTCACGTTGGCGATGGCGAACAGCACCGCCGAGTAGAGGAACGAATTGCCGCGCACCCGAATGCCGGTCTGGCCGGCGTTCACGTTCATCATCAGGCCGAGCAGGCTGTTGTAGCCGAAGCTGATCTGCCCGACGCTGGAGTTGACGATGTCGAACAACACCTTGCCGTTGTTCAGCCAAACGTGGCCGACGTTGTTGCGCTCGGTCCAGCCGACGGTGTCACCGCCGACGGTCTCGGCGATGTTCTCGGCCTTCCAGCACGTCCCGTTGACGAAGTTCTCGACCACGATGTCGTCGAAGGAACTCGACGAGCAGTTGACGGTGTGCAGCCCGACTGCGCTGGCGCCGAGGTTGCCCGCCCCGTTGATGCGGAACCCCTTGAACGATCCCCGCTGGTTGACGTTGAACGTCGCCAGCTTGATCTTCATGCACACGCCGTTGTGCGAGGGGGTAAGCGAGCACGCCCACGCTCCCGGCCCGGCCACTGATATCTCGTTCAGGTCGATCGTCGGCAGTGTGGCGTTGATCGCGTATGCACCGGACTGCGGCACGATCACCGCACCGTGCGCCCGCGCCTTGGCGATGTTGATGGCAACGGTCCACGCGGCGGTGTCCGTTGTGGCGTTGCCGGTGGGCGCGGAGATGACGATCTCGTCGGGGCCGGCGTTGGGCACGACGGTAGGAGCAGCCCATTTGACTCCGAGCGTCTGCGCGGAGTCGGCGGTAAGAATCTGCCCGTTGGTGCCGATCGGGAGCCGCGACGCCAGGTCGTTAGCGCTGGCGACGGCCAGGTCGCCCTTGGCGCCCCAGAACGGGTCGGTTCCGACCGTGCTGCCGCCCCCACCTCCGTGCGCCGTGGCGATGTGGTCGTTGAGCGCGGTTTGCAGGGCGTAGGTGTAGACGAGCGGGCCCGGTACAGCAGGGGCGACGTCGGAGAGGTAGAGGATGCCGTCGGGGCTGTCGTAGTCGACCTCGATGTCGAACTCTCGCCTGTCCGGTGCCCCGTCGACATCTTCGACGACGTGGTAGGTCGTTGACGCAGGTGAGGCGCCTGGGATGTTGGTAGCGAGCAGCAGGACTTCTGTGTTGCCGTACGGGCCGATCACGACGGGGACGGGCTCCCGGCTGAAGTGCAAGTTCGTGTCGCTGAATGTGATCGGCGTGTTGAGCGTGAAGGTGACGGTTCCGGTAACGCCCTTCCAGGTACCTTCAGGTGTCGCGCCGTCGGGACGGATGTAGCTCTGACGCACGGTAATGAAGTTCTGTCCCATTCTTTAGGCGTCCGTCCTGAACGACAGCTCGAATGCCACTAGGGCGTTGCTGGATCCGTACACGGCCACCGACCCATCCGGTGCAACAGAACAGGATGCGAAGGTGGCGCCAGACGCACCTGAAGCAGCGGGGCGGAACAACGCCGTGACTGGGCGGTAGCCCAACGGCAGGGTGAACACCGTGGTCCCCAACGTCCCATCCTTGATCGAGCCATAGACGTGAACCACACCTGAGTAGTCCCTGTAGTAACTCAGGACTTGATTGGCACCGCCAAAGTTGACCCACGAGTTTGCAAACGCAGGCTGACCTACAGCTCCAACGAGCAAGGGCGTCGGAGCAGTCGTGCCCACCTTCCAGCGCGACAGCAGCCCACCTGCGCCGGTATTGAAGCCAACCAGACTGACCTCGATATTCAGGTCGCTGGAAGGCTCGTTGTAGAACCCAGTCTGTGCGGCGTAACCGCCGAGGAAGATGACCTTGGTGTAGTTGTCGATACCGTCAAAGTTCGTACCGAACATCCGACCGATGCCCGACGCCGCGGTATGACCCCCGCCCTCCTCCACGCTGATGTTCTCTACCAACACCACACCGGAGTAGTCCCCGTCGAAAATGCATTGGCCTGCACCCAGCGTCGCTTCGCAGGACCGCAACGCCACACTCAAAACCGGAGCGTCGGTGGCGTCGACAACACGACCGGTTACGCCGTCCGGGTAGAGGTAACTTCCGTCGATGGCGAGGGTGAGGTTGGCTCCGCTTGGGAGCGACTTGAAACCGCTGAGGAACCCCGCCCCGCCCGTAACGTGACATTGCTGGTAGGAGGCTTCCGTACGCCCAGCGATGGCGGTGTTGTGGATGCCAATGTTGCCGCCGGGGTCTTCCCACCGCAACGAGATCCCACTTGCCGGGGCGTCGAGAATGCACTGGTCGAGGACTGAATCGCCGTTGTTCCCCATCGTCACCGATACGGCAGTGGAATCCCCACAACGAACTCGCTCAAGGCGGTTCTGCGTCGACGTGCCGATCGTCGCATGGTCGAAGTCAATACAGATAGCGGCAGTGTTCGACCCCCGCACGCCCAAGTCGCGCAGCGTGCGTCCGATCCGTCCGCGCATGTCCAGCACACGCGCAAGACCTGAACCGGGCTTAGCCAAGAGACGTGACGCGTCCTGAGCATCGCCACTGATCGTGTAAAGGTCGCCGCTTGGTACCACGGGCTTGTTTGTGACGTAGTCGCCCTCGGGGACGTACATGCGCGCGTGTCCCGACGTCGCTGCCCCCTGCCAGGCAGCCCAGTCGATCTCGTCACTCAACCCGGTTGCATGGGGGAAAACAGCCTGCGCTGCACCCAAGGTGGCGAAGCGTTGGGACAGCGGATGCGACTGCCCATCACCGATGGCGCTGTAAGGCGCGTCCTTGATGTTGACGGCTCCAGGGGAAGGTGATGCTGGCGTCGGGGGAATCGGACCCCAGCGGACCCGGAGCGACTGTGCATGATCCGCGAGCAACACCTGACCGGTGGAGCCAACAGGGAGACGCCCGGCCGTGTTGGCACCAGTGCCCACGGCGAGATCGCCTTCGGCGTCCCAGAGAGAGTCAATGCCAACGGCGCCCCCTACCCCGCCGCCTCCACCGCCGCCTTCGCCAAGTTCAGTAGGCGGGCCGACATTCGGAGCGTCGGCCAGATCAAGGGTGTCACCCGCACTCGACGACGGCACCTCGATGTAGGAGATGACCCGCCCGCCGCGGTCAGGTGAGATCCCGTCGATGCGCTTGATGACCTTGTAGCGGGCGGTCGAAGGGACGAAGCCGGCGATGTCAGTCGCGAACAGTTTGACCGGCGTCATTACACCATTGATGATCGGCGCCTGGACGACGACGGGCTCGATCACGGTGTTGCCCACGGTGTCGCGCACAGCCGAGGTCAGCTCGAACTCGATGACGCCCGTTGCCGCCGTATTTACGCTCGGTCCGGGAGCACGCTCGGTCGAGGTGATCGTGATGATGTTGCCCATCAGCGGTACCGCTTACGCGCCGTGTGGCTACGCGGGGTGGACCGGCTACTCATGACGGATGCCGATCACGAGGGGGTCGACGCCGTTGAGCATCAGGACGAAGACCTGATCGCCGAACGTCGGGGCGTAGCTGTGGATCGGGACGCAGTTGGGGATCGGCGTCGAGGGATCACTGGCAAGCGTGATCGTCACGCGCAGCGGTGGCCCCGACTGCAGCGCCGTGATGGAACCGAGTCGCAGGTTCATGTTCGAGCTGGGCTCGGCCAGGCGCGCCAAGCGACGGGCGGCGCGGGTGAAGGCGCTGGCGGTCTCCGGTGCCACCGCCATCAGCGGATTCTCCGCTCGCGCGCCGTGAGCACCATCTCGGGCGATCCCTCAGGGCGTAGGGGCAGCGTGTAGCGGTCGAGGAATACAGAGGTGTCGAGCCCGGAGCGCCCGCGATAGACCCGCAACACGTCACTCGGCTCATGCACGGGATTGGGCATGACCGCGAACTCGACGGTCTCAGCGACGCCGAGCTTGCGGTAGAGACGCCCGCGCGCGCTGGCTTCGGCATCGGCCTGAAGACGCGCCCTGGGATCGGTGACGAACTCCGGCACTTCCTTGTAGGGGCCGAACCGGTAGGTGGGCGAGGTGGGGTCGTCGTCCCATGCCTCGCCCCTGGGCGGACTCACGTTGGACGTGTGCTCGCCGGTGACGATGATCCCGTTCGGGCTGCTATCGCTCTCCTGTGCCCTCGTGTAGTGCATGACCGTGGCGTCGGTGCCCTCGTCGTAGGACCAGGTGATCGGGACATTGGGGTCGCGAGGATTCGGGATCGGCCTGACCGTGAAGATCCCCAGCGCGTCGAAGTACGCCTCGAGCCCGGCAGACTCGGCGATGGCCTGGATGACCCCCCACGGGTCTGTGCCGGGCTCGAGAACCTGACGGTCGGTGGTGCCACCCTCCGATGTCGAGATGTTCATCAGCCAGTTGGGGTTGCTTCCGCTCGCCGCCTCCGGCACGCGGTTGACGTAGAGGGCGACGATGGCGGCCCACGCCGGCCCCTTGTCCACCACGTATGTCTTTGTCGACTTCGCACGGGCCACGCGACGGGACCGATCAGTGCCATTGACGGTGAGGGTCGCACCCTGAGGCCCGTCGCTGAAGGCTGCGCGAGAGATGCCGTAGGTTCCCTGCGGAAACATGTCCGCGATGCCGTGATGCGCCAGTCCACACCAGACGCGCAGCTCGTTGCCCGACAGTGGGGACAGCAGTGACCGGCCACTCGCCGGCAACAGCGTCCCGATTGGGTCGAGGAGCACAAGGTTCGACAGCGTCCAACGCGCCGAGCCCGAAGCGTCCGCTGTGATCGAGCCCCCGTCGACGAGCAGGAAGGTGTCCTCCTGCTGGGAGTCGGCGATCTTGATGCCGTCAGCGTTGAGCAACTCGACGAAGCTCACGAGCTCCGCACCGTCGGAGAAGGCCCGCTCGTAGGAGTCGCTGCGCGGGTAGGCCATCAGACCGGCTCGGCGATCATGTGGAATCGCGGAAGTTCGTCGGGAACCGCCACATCGCGGAGCAGGGCGACGGTTTCCTCGGGCGCCTCGATCCCGAGGTCGGTGAAGGCGGCAAGGAACGCCGCCGACAAGGTCGGGGCGCAGCGCTGCCAATAGGTCGGGTGGCCCGCCTTCTCGTACGCCGTCTTCGACAGCGCCTTCTTGTCCCAACTGAGATGCACGGCTCGCCGCTGCTCGGGAGACAGCACCAGCAGATCGACGAGGTACGCGCCAGCGGTGAAGAGTGCAACGGGCAGGTCGTCACCGCGTGCGAGCGACTGATCGAGTTGGATGCGGCCCTCGTCCCATGCCACTGCCGCCACCACCCGGTCGTCATCGGCGACCGGGTACCCGCGCGCGTGGTGAGCGCGACGACGCGACGACGGCTCGACCTGCTCACCGATCGGCTGCATAAGCCAGTCGGTGACGACGTCCTTCGGCACGCCTTGGTAGCCCTGTCGGAGGTAGCACTCCGCTTCCAGGCGCTCCGCCCCGGCGAACGACGACAGGTCGGCCCACGACAGCGGCACCTCACCGTTGGGACGTACGAGCCAGGCGACGCCCCACTCCAGGGATTCCCACGGATAGGTGCAGCGCGGCCAGGTGCGGGCGAGGGCGATGCTCTGCGCTTCGCTGTTGAAGGCGTGGATCATGGCGCTCCCATCAACAAGTCCGCGATTCGGCAGTGCTGAAGTGCAGCGAACCCGGAGTGTCCTCGGGGTACCAAAAGCCGAAACAGTCGGGCTGGAACGCCTGGAGGATGTTGGTGGCGAGGACGGGGGCACCGGGATACTCCTGGTGCCAATTGCTGAAGCTGAACGGGGGGCCGGCGGCAAGCCCGAACCACGAAGGCAGGATGAAGTCGGCCAACCAGCTCTGCCCGTACGCAACACCGACAGAGTTCACAGGGTCACACGCCTCCATGAACGCGCGCCGCCCCGTCCCGTCGGTGTGCACTGACCAGTTCCCGATCTGGGGGTCGGTCCGCCAGCCGTCCGGGTCGTCACCGGGTATGCCGGGATTGACGAGCATCTCGATGACCTCGTGCGCAAAAATCGTAGAGTCCTCGTAGTACACGTTGTTCGCATCGCGGGGCTGACTCTCATTGGCAAGTCCCCACACGCTCAGCCGTGCCCGCGGTACGGCGTTGCCAGTGGTGTGGTAGCCACCGCCGCCACCGTCGACAATTTCGTACCACCAGCCATCAGCCGGTGGGGTGCCGAAGACGAGCTCGATCGGGATGACCGAACGGCGATACGCACCCCAACGCGGGACGACGATGCTGTTGACGTACTCCTGGGTGTCGGCCGCGAGCTGGTTGTACTGGGCCTGCGAATAGCGAGTGGAGTGGTTGACGATGTAGATCCGCTGCGTCGACGGTGGCGTGCCTCCCCCACCGCCGGGCGCGGGGTCGACATAGAACGTTGCCTGCGCCGTTCGCCCCGAGGTCACGCCGGTCGCGGTAATGACGCGACCCCCGAGGCTGCCTCCCTCGAGGTGGACCGTCGCCGACGCCGAGCCGCCTGACGCTGTCGTGCTGTTCGGGACGACGTTGCCCCCGTTCGTGCAGGTGAAGACGATCTGCTCGTTCCCCTGGAAGTTGTAGGCGTAAAGCTGAAAGCTCTGCCCCAACGGGGCGCGGGGAGTACTCGCCTGCAAAGTGGCCGCAGCCGGCGGCGCAGCGGCGACGACGTTGATCGCAGCTTGACCGAACAGCCCGCTTGCGTCACCGATGGCGGTGATCTCCGCCGCGCCGGCGGAGGTGGACGCAGACACCGTGACCGAGACGGAGAACTCGCCCGCCGAGTTCGCGTTGACGCCGGAGGGGCTCAGTGCGGGACCGCGGTTGATGACGAGAGTCACATGCTCATACGGCGCGAAGCCAACGCCGTGCAGCGTGGTTGCCGACCCGGGGTTCATCGACGACGGGTTCGCCGTCAGTGAAGTCTGCGGTGCCGTCGTGACGTCCGGGGCAATGTCGCCATAGTCGAACCGGTTCAGGTTCTCAGTGGGCCGAACGACTTCGACCCAGTCAACGGTGATGGAATAGGCCGAGCGCACGGGACGCTGGGAGTGCAGTTCCTTCTGGGCGAGCACCTGCTCCCAGTTCCGTTCTTCACCGACGCGCAGGTAGAAGTGGTCGCTGAGCGGCGAGTCCACGCGCAAAGTGCGTTTGCGAGTGAGCAACGAATCGACCGCCGCCTTCTCCGTCTCGTTCAACACCATGATCTCGAGTCGGCCCTGCGCACCTCGATTCCCACCCGACAGCACGAGGAACACGCCGTTGTCGAGCGGCTCGTAGCGACCTTGGGCTTCGCGGCGCGTGAACGGCGCTTTGGTCACCCGAACGGCGAGGTTGCCGTTCTCCGACGACGGGAAGCTGGCGTCACGCAGGAAGTACGACTGCAGGAAGCAATCACCGAACGCGGCACTCGAAGGCGCGCCGTCGACCCAGTGCCCGCCGGACGCGGCGATCGCGATCGCGCGGTAATGGTTCCGTCCTGCCACTACGTCGTAGTCCCACGCGGTGATCCGGCCACTGTCGTCGGGGAACTGCAACGAGCCTGCTGCCTGCACGACCTCCCACGCCAAGCCCTCATCGGAGCGCTCGAGGCGCACGTAGGAGGCGACAGGCGTGCCCGCCCCTCGCGTTATCTCGATCTTCATGCGCCCATGACGCACGTCGGGCGTCAGCATCAGCGAGGGTGCCGCGGGACGGGGCAACTGGATCATGAAGTCGGTCCGCGACCAGTCCGACCAGTACGGGTCTTCACCCGCGATCGGCTGTGTCGCCCGCACCCGCGCGGTATAGGGAACATCGTTGTCGAGCGGGGCCGTCACCTGCGCGACACGGGCAAGCGAGTTGAAGACCTCACCGGTATCGAACACCGGCACCGCGCCGTCGAAACCCAGCCCTCCGAACTGGTCGGCGGACCTGAACACCTGTATCTGGTAGCTCTGCTGAGGATCGTCGTCGACGTCGGCATACGCCCACGACACCCACGGCCGGGTCGTCGAGATGGTCCCGCTGGGGCTGAGCGCACTCACCGTCGGGCGCAGGTCCACCGCGACCTCGAGCCACAACTCGCGCACAAAGACACCGGCGGTCTCCTGGGCCGCCTGCCACGAGGAGTTGTAGAGGATGAGCTGCAGCGACATGGCGTTGATCGTCTCGGCGTCCCAGGGAACGAAGCTGCCGTCGCTGTCAGCTCGCCCTGGATGCGCGTTCCCGGCAGAAACCGCGCCGCCTACGAACTCGTCGTGGTAGTTCCAGACATTGCCGCCGTAGTTGGGGTTCAGCTCGGAGATGCCATCGAACGCTCCCATCAGCACAGCGACGTTTTGCTGACGGTGAGCCGAGACCTCGAACTCGACCTCGATCACCGGGCGAACCCACAGAATGCGCGTGTTCGGCGGGAGCACCAGCCCGGCAAGCTGAAAGAACGCCATCATGTCGGGGCCGTCTGTCCCTGCCCGCCATGCGTAGGTCGTCGTAACGTCGTCGTTGAGATCTGCCAGCACGTTTCCGCTGGTCGAGCGCGGAGGGACCGGTCCCAGCTCCACGTTGGCGAGACCAAGCTTGTAGACGGTGACGCCCACTAGCCGCTCGAGCCCTGCGGGGTGGAAGGCTCGACGACGGTGACCGTCGTGCCCTCTGTGAGTACCTGAGTCGCGCCGTCGTCGTAGATCACCGACACGCCGTCACTCGACCAGGTAACCGATCGCACGAGGCGGGGCGCATACACCTGCATCCCCGGGCGCAGCCTGGCAACGGTGATCTCGCGCTCGTGACGGACGGGCTTGTCGGGCGGGCGGGCGGGCATCACGAACCTCCCAATGCCTGGTCGATTTGATCGACGAGCGTGTCGGCAAGAACGACGGACACGTTCTCGGCGATCGACTGCATCCGGTTCTCGAACTGGTCGAGGTCACCGACGGTGCCGACCTCGGAGGAGAACTGCACCGCGCCGGGCGAGACCGTCACGCTGATGGTGCGCGCGCCCCCGCCTACCGGCTCGGGTCGACCGGTGCCGTTGTGGGCGAGGCTGTACCCCGTCGGCAGATACCCGCCGTTGTCGTAGCTATGGGCGGGCAGGGCGTGGAAGCCACCCGCGCCGTACCAGTGGTTTTTGCGCCAGAAGCTCTCTGCGCCGAGCGGGTCGGTGTAGCGGTTCTTGATGTAGCGCGCCCCGGCCTCGGCCTGCTGAGCAGCGTCGTGGCTTCGGGCGATGCCGGTGCCCGCCCACGTCGAGTCGAGGAACTGGAACAAGCCGAACGCGCCCGATGACGAGTTGAGGCTCTCGGGGTCCCAGGAGCTTTCGTGGTACACGATGTAGCGGGTCGCTCCCCACTGGTCGCCGTCGCCCCAGCCGCGCTGACGGAACGCCGGGTTGACCTTGGCCTCCATCGCAGCGGGGCCGGCGAACTCGCCCTGTGTGCCGCGTCCACCGCTCGACGCCAGCGGCGCGTTGCGAGAGACATCCTCGGGAACGTCGCTGGACCCGCCACCGGTGACAGCGGACGGAACCGCCGCCGCGGCGCGCGTGGACTCCTGCGCCGCCAGGAACGCCGCGCTCATCTCCGCGATGCTGGCCTTGGTCTTCCCGACCGACTGGTTACCGGTCTGCTGAAGCCACCAGTAGTAGTTGCTGAAATCGGGGTCGTTCGGGAGGTTCATTCCACCGCCCGCGAACATGCCGATGCGCTTGCCGGTTTCGGTCCAGATCGCCTGGGCGCGTGGGCGGCGCCAGTCATTCGCGAACGGGATGTACGCCTCACCTTGAGTCTCGGGTTCGTTCCAGACCCGGATGACATCGCCCGCGCCCATCTGTGCGACGTGGCTCTCGTAGAGGTTGCCGGCGGCGTTGCCGATCTTGCCGCCTCCGACCGTCGGCGTGCCCTGCCCGCCGGCCGTCGCGATGTCGACTCCGGGCTTGTAGACGTTCTTGGAGATGAAGTCGTCGACCGCGCCCTGCACGCCCTTGAGCCAATCCGCGAGCAACGTCTTGGCCTGCTCGACGGTGATCCCGAGCGTCTGCGCGAGGTTCCTCGACATCTCGTCCATGTGCGTGGCGACGTAACTGGCCGACTCACCGAACTTGGCGTCCATCACCCTGGCGAACTCGGCCGTGCTGAAACTCTCGTCCTGCAACATCAGCTCGAACATGGTGCGGATGTCCGCTGAACCCTTGTCCTTGAGCGACGCCGCGATGGCTTCTCCCTTTTCGCCCATCGCGCCGAGCTTCTGTGCAAACTCGGGGAACTGTTCGTCCGCTATGTGTTGGAGGTTGGACGCGAACTCCTGGTGGTGGGCGATGTTCTCCCGCAGCTTGGCGACGATCTCGTCGTAGCTGATCCCAAGTTCAGCCAGGCTGGTACTCGTCTTGGAGTGCCCGCCCTGCTCCTCGGTCTCGGCGTTGGTCAGGTCGTTGGACGCCTGCTTCACCGAGAGCTTCGCCGTTTCGAGCGCGCGCTCTGCGTCTTCGACGGCGCGGATCGCTTCGCTCTGCGGTGACCGGGCGCGGGTCAGTTCGTCCTCGGCCGTGGTCAGCGAGTTCGTCGCATCCTTCTGGGCGGCGCGGGCGTCGCGCACGTCGAGCTCGGCGGCGGCGATGTCCTCGGGCTTCGCCCCGGCGCGCAGTTCGTTCAGCCGCTCCTGGGAGGTGATCAGTTCGTTCTGGGCCGAGACTTGGCCGAGCAGCGCCTCGCGCAGCGCGAACTCCGCCTCTTGGATTCCCGCCGCGCTGTCGACTTGGCGGGCGGTGTTCAGCCCCGCCTGCGCGTCGGTCAACCCGAAGGCGGCGCTCTGCTGGCCCAGCATCGCCTCCTGAAGCGCCAGTTCGGCCTCTTGGAGATCCAGCGCCGTGTTGGCCGTGCGGGCGCTGTTGAGCCCGTTCTGTGCGTCTGTGAGGCCCAGGGCGGCCTGCTGCTGTGCGAGGAGGGCCTCGTTCAGCGACAGCTCGGCCTCGGCGATGTCGAGCGCGTGGTTGTTATTGCGGGCGTCGTTGAGTCCGTTCTGCGCGTCCTCGGCCGAGAAGGCTGCCTGCTGCTGGGAGTTGAGGGCCTCGCGCAAGTTCAGGTTCGCCTCGGTCAGGTCGCGTGGCGTGCCGTGGTCCTGGGCGAGGAACAACTGCTCCTGCGCGTCGGCCACGCGCAGCGCCGCACGCTCGGTGCCGATCATGGCGTCGGAGAGCTTCAGTTCCGCTTCAGCGAGCACGCGGGTAACCGACACCCGCCGCAGGTCTTCGAGGCGCTGCTGTGCCCGGTACACGGAGATCGCTGCGCGCTCGGTGCCGAACATCGCCTGTGACAACTTGATCTCGGCGTCGACAACTGGTCGGGTCGGGTCGGCGTTGCGGAGCTGGTTCAGGTGCTCCTGCGCGCGGGCCACGGAGATGGCGGCGCGCTGGGTGCCGAGTTGGGCCTGCGCCAGTGACATCTCCGCGTCGGCGACGGCGCGCGACGGGTCCTTCGCACGTTCCTCGTTCAGCTTCTTCTGCGCATCGGCGACAGACTTCGCGGCGCGCTCGGAGCCGAGCTGCGCCTGTGTCACGGAGATCTCGCCCGAGGTGAGTTCGGTCGCCTTCGGGCCGGCGCGCAGGTCGGCGAGCTTCTTCTCGGCCGAGGCAAGGTTCAGGGCCGAGCGCTCAGAGCCGATGCGGGCGTGCTCGAGCTTCAGTTCCTTCTCGGAGATATCCGCACCGGACGCCAAGGCGGCGCGGGCGTCGGAGAGCTTCTCCTCGGCGTCGGCAAGGCTGTGTGTCGCGTCCTTGACGCCGAGGCGGGCCTGTTCGAGTTGAATCTCGCGGTCGGCCGCGGTCTTGCCCTTGGCGCCACCGGTCTCGCGCTTGCTGGCGACGAGTTCATCGAAACCACGGCTGGAGATGCCCTGGAACGTGCTCGCCGTGGCATTGCTGAGCGCGTCCTGTGCGTCCTTCTCGGCCTTGAGTTGCGCCGCGGTCGCCTCACTTGCCGCCGCCTTCTCGTGCTCGGCTTTGATGAACGCGATGGTCTGGGTGACGCTGTCGGCGGTGGCCTTCGTGAAGTCGATGCCAAGGACCGACGCAGCTTTGAGAACCTCGTCGGATGATGCCCCGGTGGCACGCTCCACAAGAGCGACCTGCGAGATGAAGCTGCGGTACTTGCCGCCGGTGTTGTCGAGCTCCTTCTGGAGCGTCTTGAGGCGATCCGCCTCGGTCGTGCGCGACCCGCTCTCGAAGATACGGGAGGGGTCAGCGATTCGGTTGCGGACGCCCGCCTCGATGCGATTCAGCAGCCCACCGCCACCACGCTCGTGCTTGTTCTCCTCCTCGACGCGTTGGCGCTGTAGAGCAATGGCTTCGTTGAGGTCGCGGATGTAGTGCGACAACCCGGTGTCGCTCGACAGGTCCTTATTCGCTCGGGCCTGGGCGATGATGCTCTGCGTCAGTTCGTCGTTCTTGCGCTTGGCGGCAGCGGCGTGCTGCTGAAGCTGGATGAACCCGAACACGGCGGCAGGGATCGCCAGACCCGACAGCGCGCCGCCGAGAGCGGACAAACCAGCACCGAATCGGCTGGTCGAGGTGACCGCACCGGCGCTCTCCGCCTCGAACAGGGCGAGCTGCGTGGCGGTCCCCGCTGCCTCCGCTCCGAACAAGGTCAGTTGTTCGCCCGCGGCGGCCACGGTCGGGCCAACAGTGGAGAAGGCAGCCGCCACCGTCGACACCCGAGTAGCTACCGCCTCGAAGCCAAGGGCACCGAGCGAAAGAGCCATGTTCCCCAGACCTGCGACGGTCTGAGCGAGCGCCGGCAGCAGCGACGCGATGTACACCGCCGCCAGGGCCTTGACAATCACCGCGTTCTCCGCCAAGAACCCCGAGATCCCGCCGAGCGCCTGGGCGAGAACATTGAGCGCCCCGATGATCGGACCACCCGCCAGCTGAGCGAACGCCGACGCCACCGGACCGACCGCCTGGCCGATCGAGGAGATGATCGGTCCGAGGTTCTGGAACGTCTCCGCAAGTCCTTGGCCGAATGGGGTCAGCGCGACCTGCAGCTGCTGAAAGGCGTCGATGCCTTCACTCCCGAGGCGCCCGAGGAAGTCGAGCAGGTCAAGAATCGCGGGCTGCGCCTTCAAGCCCACGTCGGCCGCGAAATTCGACAACCCGCCCTGGATGGCGCGCAGCCGGTTCGCCAAACCGCCGCTCGTGCGTTCGAGGTCGCCGTGCGCGTCGGACAGCTGCTTGGTGATGAGCGACGCCCGCGCCATCACCTTTTGCTGCTCGTTCAGTTGCCCGGTGCCGTTCGACAGCCCGAGAGAGAGCGCCTCCTGCTTGACCGCGTCCTCGGACAACAGCACGCCGAAGCGGCGCAGCGGCTCGGCCTCGCCGACCAGGCCCGAGCGGATCGACTGCAGCGCCTCGTCGAAGCTGACGTTCTTGAACGAGGACAGGTCGGCGGCGAGCTTGACGAACTGCGTGCTCATCTGCGCCGCCGCCGGCGCGGTCAGCCCCGCCGCTTTGGTGATGCCGCCGAGCCCGTTCGCCGCTTCGAGGAACGTCACCTTGTTGGTGCCGAACGTCTTGCCCATCTGGTTCGCGGAGTTGACGACGGCGGCAGCGGCCGGGCCGAACGTCGCCCCGGTGGCGGACAACTGCTCGTTGAGGTCGGAGCCGGCGATGGCGATGGAGCCGAGGCCGCGGGCGATCTTCTGCGCGCCCTGGATGAAGACCTGGCCGGCGAAGAACCCCGTCGCCGTCTCCGCCACGCGCTGCAGCGAGCCCGACATCAGCGCAGCGGACACCGACGAGCGCGAGAACCCGTGCGACGCCTGGTCGCCTGCGCGCTCGACGGTGCGGCCGAACTGGATCGTCTTGGCCGCGGACTGGTCGAGCGCCGCGTTGTAGCCGCGGTTGTTCGCGGTCAGCGAAACCGAATAGACCCTTTCAGGCAACGGAGGTCACCCCTCCTCCTCCGCCTCGTCGTCCTCGGCCTGGCCCTCGAAGTCCGGCACGGGACGATCGACGAGCGGCGGGCCCTCGGAGTCGAAGAACCGCACGCCCGGATTCATCCCTGGTGTCTTCGATGCGGGGTCTTGGTTGACGCGGTGCATCTCCTCGCAGCCCGGACACCAGCGCAGGAACACCTCGACCACAGGAGGGTCGAGCGGGATGTTGCGCTCGTTGATCCAGTCCGACATGCGCGTGCCGCAGCGACCGCACGCCTCGGACTCCCAGCGCTTGTACGCCAGGGCCTTGGCCGTGTCGCTCGGTAGCCATTGCGGATGCCCCGGCTCGACAACGCGCCCGCGGAAGACGCTGTACGGGACGCCCAGCGGGACGCAGTAGGCGAGCTCTTCCCTTAGCTCCCGGTCCCACTCGAGCCGCGCCCGGCTTTTCCCAGGTCGACGATCCGCGCCGTCTGGTTGACCTGCAGGGCAGTGAAGTACATCGAGTCGCGCTCGGCCATCGAGAACCGGTCACCGTGCCAGACCTCCTTCACGTCCTCCTCGGACAGGTCCGAGCACGCCGCGACCAGTGCCGGCGGGAAGGTGTCCGAGTTGTGGCGGGGCGGAGACGCCAGCGGGTTGCCGGCGTTGTCCTTGCGCCACTTCGTGCGCTGCTCCTTCGTCGGCGGATGTTCCTCGATCAGCGCGTCGAGCTCGTCGCCCGGGAGCGCCCTGAAGGTGATGTCGAAGGTGTGGCCTTCAAGCTCGTCGCGGATCGCGTCGAGCTCGTCCTCGCACTCCCTCTCCTTCTCACGCAGCGTCGTGTCGGAGGGCCAGCGCTCGAGTTGCCGGCGTACCTCCATCAACTTCGCTTCGCAGGCGGCGTACTGCTCGCCCGCCTCCTCGCCCTCCTCGTCGAGCGGAATCGACAAGATCTTGACGAGGGGGCGCTTGCGCTCCAGGGCGTCCCTGAACGACAGAGCCATCAGGCGATGACTGCGCCGTCTTCAACCGGCGTGGCCGTCGGCGTGAACCCGACCCGGTAGGTCGCCGGGTTGGCGTCGAGGGTGATGTCGCGGGGCTTGCCGGTCGTGATGATCGGCCACACGTCGCACTTGTCGGCCGCGGCTGGGGCCGAGCCGGCGATGCCGCCCGGGAAGATCACGATGTAGCCCGTGGTCCCCTTGGTGAGCGTGGTGCGCAGCGCGTTGGTGGTCTTGTCCTCGTTGAAGGTCAACACCGACGCGGCCGAGGTGTCAGGCCCGGGAATGGTGGTCGTGAACGACTCGGCCATGTTCGGCGTGTCGATCGGCTGGTTCTCGTACGTGAACCCCTGCACGGCGGCGACCTTGGGGGTCAGGTCCGTGCCGGCGGCCATCTCCGCGACGGTCGGCGTCGCCTTGATGGCGATGGTCGGCGCGTAATAGATCTTGGTAATCCCACGGCGGAAGAAAAGGCTCATGACTCAGGCCCCCTCTCCGCTCGATGCGGCCGCACTCGCAGTCCGCCTGCTGCCGCCTTCGCTGGGGGCGCCCTTGCGCCAGCCCTTTTCCTTCCACGTCTGGCCGTCGCCGGTGTCCTCGTCGAGAACGCCCTTGGGAATGACGTGCACCGCATCGTCGAGGCCCGGGTGGTGGATCAGTTCCCACTCGACATCTGCGTTGCGACCACGCGCAGCGTCAAGCAGTGCTTCGAATTTGTCGGCCACGGGGCCTCCTCAGACTCTCGCTCTTTGGGGAAAGCCGGAGCGTGGAGGCGAAACGAAAAGTGTGGGTGGATGGATTTACGCGGGAGACACGGCAATGACGAACCGCTCGGGCACCGACACGACCGGATTGCCGTCGGTACCGCCGGTTTCGCGGTCCATGCCACCGTCGCCGCCGTACGCCTCGCGGTCGAAGATCACCACGCCTGTCGGGTTCGAGATGTTGTACGCGTAGGCGCCCGCGGCGGTACGTCCGAGCATCACGTTGCGCACACGGTCGGCCATCTGCTGCGCCTGGTCCTCGCGCATCCCGACGCTGGTCACCTGATACACGAGTCCGATCAACTGGTCCGGGTAGGCCATCGAGCCACGGCGCCACGCGATGTGGAGCGGGTACAGGACGGCATAGGGCAACAGTGGGGCGTCTGGGGCGCGCATGAGTTCGACCTGTCGCGACGTTCCTGCGGCGAGCGCAGCTTTGACCACCACGTCGACCGGGGCGCGATCGAGGACCTGGTAGACGGTCATTCGCTCAGCGCCGCCACGAGCGCCTCGGCGTAGAGCGGGCCGACCTCGTCGAGCGCCGGGCCGTAGTGAGGTCTTGGAGGGTCCGCGTAGTGCCTTCCGAGGCTGTCCTGTCCGGCGAACCCGAGCTCGAGCCTGCGAGCCTGAGGGGCGTTCGAGAACACCGTCGCCATGCTGGGGCCGATGTCGAGCCCGATCGAGCGCCGGTAGTTGCCAGTAACCGCGCGCGGTCCGGGGCGACCGGACGCGTTCGCCATCACCCGCGTTTGCAAGATCTGGCCGTAGTGGCGAGTCACGGCGTTGATCCGCTCGGTCGCGTGCGCCTTGCGCAGCAGTTGCGACACGGCCAGCACCTTGATCTCCGACGCGTCGATCGACAGGTTCACAGCGGCACGACCGTGATGTCCTCGCAGATGAACTTGCGCCACACCAACAGGCTCGTCTTGACGATCTCACGCACGACGAACACCGCCCCCACGAGTTGCGGGTCGAACACACTGCTAGTGATCTCGATGAGGTCGCCCACGACGACCACGGGCGCTGAGTACGGCACCTTCACGCTGTATCGGTTGGCTTGGAGGTACTGCCCGCCGCGCTCGGCCTCGCTGCGCTGGACAGCCCCGACAAGGCAGGGGCCGGCATAGACCGGAGCTTCGTCGCTCGCGGGCGGGGACAACTGCAGGGTGACTGGGTCCAGCACGTCGTCATAGACGTTCTCGGAGTCGCGGCTGATCGTGCACTGGTCCGACTTGCCCGGCTGGAAGAACTGCTTGTCGACGGCCCGGCGCGCGGGGCGGAGGTCAATCGCCACCGACCATCTCCTTGAGCGCGGAGATGAAGCCCTGGCCCGGCGACGCTGCCGGGTCCCACGACATCTTCTCCATGGCGACGCGGTTGAGTTCCTCGGGGTCGAGGTTCGACAGGAACTCCACGACCGCCTGACGTTGGTCGAGCCCGTCCTCGACGACGCGCACGATGCCCTCGGCCTCGATGCCGCCCTCGGCCATCTCGTACAGGGTCAGCATCGGTGGCTCACCGACCTGAGCGTTGAACGTGAACCCGCGGACCTGCTGGGAGACGTCCTGGCCGGCGACGACGATGCGGCCGGTGCCGTTGGCTGCAACGTCCATCTGAATGCGCACTAGTCCGGCCATGCGGCGATCCTTTGCGGTGGATGTGGGGCGGCGGTGGATTACCGCGCAGCAGCCCTACGGCGGATTGTGGCCGCTCTGCGCCGCTCGAACTCGCCCTGGTCGGCACGCTGAGATTCGGTCGTCGACGGCGACGCCTCGCCCGCCTGGTCCTCGGATGTGATGTCGGGGCGAGGCCCCCAACTGCGGCGACAGCGAGGGTGGCTCACGGGGAACTCGGCGGCACGCTGCACGGACACGATGAGGCCGTTCGCCTTCGGGCTGCCTTCGTGGGAACGGAGCCCGCAGCCAGTGCCGTCAAAACACTCCATGAACTCCACGCCGTTGGTAGCGGAATGGTTGATTGTCCCCGCCGAGAAGACAATCGCCGAACGCGTGCGGATGACAACATCGGCGTACTCCCCGAGCCCGTGCCGCGAGCCGTCCTTGTAGGTGACCGCCCACACACCCTTCGACTCCAACGTATTCTTCAGCGCGGCGGTGGCCTCCTTTGCCGAGCGCCCACCGACCACCTGCGAGATGACCTTCGTGCGGGACAGCTCGCGCACCAGTTGCTTCGTGCGGATGTTGACGTGTGAGGTCGCGGCGAGCAGGTCGTCGAAGGTTTCCTGTGCCAGTTGGCTCACGGCGTCACGGTGCGGCGTCGTCCACGCGAACGTCGCCCCGAGTGCGTCGGCGGCCTGGCCGGCACCGAGGCTGTACACCTGCGGGAACGTGCGCTCCAGCCAGTCGCGGGCCTGCGCGTCGACCGCGCCCATGAGTTCAGCGATGCTCGCCTCAAGCTCGCGAAGCCGCGCTGCCCGACGCCACTTCGCCGGGTCGCTTGCGATGGTGGCGAGTTCAGCCTCGATCTGGTCCCAAGCGACGCGGTATGTGTCGGCCAGTTGCGCCGCCAGTGCCTCGATCTCAGGAGGCTGTGCCACTACCGCGCCGGGTCGCTGCGAACGAGATCGACGACGCCGACGGTGAACCCGGTCTCCACGCCGTCAGACGCGGCGAGGGCCTCGACCTGCGCGATCAGCTTCTCCATCGAGCGGATGTTCTCGCCCGTCGACTGGCTGTACTCGCCCGCGATCGAGAACGAGGCGGGTTGGCTGAGCAGGTCGGCATAGCGGGTGCGCAGGACTTCGAGCGCGACGCCCGCGGCCGAACCGATGCGTTCGAGCATGACGGCGAGCTGTGAATCCGAGGGCGGCGTATCGGTGCCGACGTAGCCACGGATGAGGCGCTGGTCCGCCGTCGACAGCACGCCCATCCCCGCCACGTCGGGGACGATCTCGATGGTGATGACGCCGTCGTTGGGAACCGTCAGCTTGCGGCCGTCGGCGAAGGTGATGACCCACGCGGCGAAGAAGTCGCCGGGTTCGTCGGTTTGGCCGGCTGCCCACGCGTACTTCACCGTGCCCGCCGCGGCGCTGACGATCGCCGCGGCTACGTCGAGGGTCACGTCGGTGTCGCCGTAGGCGCGGGTGACCAGGCGCACGGTGGCGCCGCTCAGGTTGATCGCTCCGTTCGCATCGGCGAGCGTCGCGGTGAGCTCGGGGAGCCGGTTGCCCTTGGTGATCGTGAAGTCGCTCATGGTGTGGTCTGGCTCGCTCCCACTAGTGCCCGGGTGACGGACGGGCCGATCGTTGCCCCGGTGGATGAGCGCCCGGTGGACGACACGGTCACGGATGAGCCCATAGTCGAGGTCATCGGCCCTCGCAGGACCCGAACCGCTTCGACGATCACGGCGCCGATGAGCGCCACCGCTGCCACGGTGGCCGGCGACACGGTGGCTGACGCCGTGATAGCGGGGACCCCGATCGACGCAGATGCGACGACGGTGACCGGCGTGGCCTCTGTGGCTGCCCCGACAGTTGGCGCTCCGATGACTGCGACAGCGATGACCGTCGCGGGGGTGACCGTGGCGTCTGCGCTCTGAGAGGGCACGCCGATGACGGCGACAGCTACGACGGTGCCAGGAGCCACTTGGGCGGACGCTGAGACGCCCGGGCTGTCGATGGTGGCAGAGGCGACGACAGTGGCCGGAACGACCGTCCCTGTGGCGCTGAGCCCCGGTACGCCGATGCTGGCGACGGCGCCCACGGTGACCGGGCTGACGTCGGCGGACGCTGACACCGATGGCGTGCCGATCGAAGAGACGGCGAGCACCGTTGCGGGCGCCACCGACGTGCTCGCCACCAGGGCGGGATTCCCGATCGAAGCGACCGCGAGAACTGTCGCCGGCGTGACCGTGGCCGACGCTGTCGCCCCGACAGCAGGCGTGCCGATGGACGAGGTTGCTTGCACCGTGTCGGGTGCCACTGACGCCGAGGCGGTGATCGTCGGGGCACCGACTGAGGCGACAGCGCTGACGGTTGTCGGGGCAACGCTCGCTGAGCCGGTGACCGCGGGAGTCCCGATGGTCGCCATTGCGGCGACGGTCGCTGGCACCACGCCCCCCGATGCGGTGACCGCTGGGACGCCGACGGACGCCAAAGCGTCGACCGTTGCCGGCATCACGCTGGCAGTGGTGACAACGGCCGGGGTGCCCACGGACGCGACACCGGCCACGGTCGCGGGCGTCACTGAGCCGCTGGCGGTCACCGCTGGGGTCCCGACCGTCGCCATCGCTTCGACGGTTGCGGGAACCGCGGCCGTGCTCACCGAGACGGTGGGGCTCCCGATCGACGCGGTCGCATTGACCGTGGCGGGAGTGACTGAACCCGAGGCCGTGATGGCGGGGGTCGCTATACCCGCAGTGGCGACAACGGTTGTAGTGGACAGCCCGCCCGTCGCGCTGACAGCCGACGCCCCGATCGTGGCGACGGCGGCCACGGTGGCGGGGGCGACGGTCGCTGATGTTGTGACGGCGGGTACACCTACAGACGCCGTCGCGACGACCGTGTCGGGGGTGACCGTCGTATCGACGTTTCCCCAACCCGCGAGGAACCAGTGTTTCCAGATCGGCATCTACGCCACCATGGCGACAGTGCGGCTGGCCTCGTAGAGGTTGGTGCCATCGCTGATGAATGACAGCACGAACACTCGAGCCGCGGTCGCGCCGGTAGCCAGCGTGGCGGTGGGTTTGAAGCCGGTACCGAACGTGATCGTGAAGCTCACGACGCCAGCCGTGAGGATGATGAGGTGACGGACCTGACCCGCGGGCGGCACGCTCGTCGTGAACGTCGCGGTCGCGGTCGGCGTGACCGTGACCGCGGTGTTGGTCCCGAACGCCATCGCCAGCGTGCCGTTCGGCAGCGCTGTGAACGTCGGGCCGGCGGCCTTCGCGTTGAGTGCCGACTGCGTTGCGGTGGAGACGGGCTTGTTCGCGTCGCTCGTGTTGTCAACCGAACCGAGGCCCACGGCGGTCTTATCCAACGTGGCGAGCGCCTTGTCACCGCGCAGGTACTGCGCGGCAGTGCCCGTCGGGATCGTCGGCTCTTTGGTCGCCAGTCCGTTCGTGAGCGCCGTCGTTGTGGCGTACGCGCTCAGGGCGGTGGTATCGGCCTTTGCGTTCAGTGCTGTCTGTGTCGCCGTGGAGACGGGCTTCGCGCTATCCGCCGTGTTGTCGACCGATCCGAGCCCGACGTCGGCCCTGGTGACCACATGGGCGTGGACGGTGTTTGCCTTACCGCTCAGATCCTGGTCCCCGGTGTTCACCCCGGAGGTCTTCGAGATGGCTGTCTTGTCGGTGGCGGTGACGAACTTCTTGGCGGTGGACGTGTCGTCCAGATCGTCGGGGGTGAGGGTGACTGTCCCTGTCCTGCCGTTGACCGTCTGCACAATGGTCGACGGCTGCACCTGGCCGGGACCGACATAGGTGTAGTTGTTGATCGAGTTTTGAATCGCCGTGCGGTCGGCTTCGGAGATGGACTGACCGCCGGCGTAGGCCTGGTCCTTCTCGACCCACACCTTGGTGGGCTTACCGATATCCGCTGTGACCTTATCGGAGAGCCTGTCTGTGTCGATGGGGTCGCCGGGGCGGGCGAGGCCCGACAGGATCGACATCAGCCGACCCCCACCAGCGGCAGCTGCGAGTTGCGTGGGTCAGCCACCAGCGCGGCTGTGCCGTTGATAGTGACGAGGTTGCCCTGCGCGTCGGTGAACGAGCGGGTTCCGGGCGGGAGATAGCGGAAGTCAGGCGAGGCGACGATGGTGCCATTGATCCCGTTGCGGATCTCGCCGTAATAGAACTTGCCCGCCCAGCCGTTCGCCGTACCGGTGGTCGTGGTGCCGAGCTCGACGATGGCATTGCCGGCGAAGATCGATGTCGTTGTGATGCTCGAGTTTGACGAAAGCAACGTCCACGACACGCTCGCGGGGTCGGTGGTGATCGGGTCGTTGGAGTAGTAGAAGGCGGCCGTCTTGCTTGTGGCGTCGACCACGTCGAGGGTGCCCCGTATCCACAGGGGATTTCCGTCGCTGACGGTCGGGGCAACGGTGCCGGCGAGGGACGAGTTCGACCCGCCGCCGACGCTCCAGAAGAACACCGGGCGGCCCGTTGACCCCGAGTTGATGTCCAGGCCGTAAGAGCGGTTCGATACGCCGTCCCACTTGCCGATGATCGCGATGACCCCCGCGGGGGTCCAGTCGTTCATGGCGATACAGGCTCGAATGTCGATGTCGCCGGTGATGTCGAGCGCTGCGGCGTCGGGGAAGCTGGCGTAGTTGCCACTGGTGCCCGGCAACGAGAGGTAGCCCGCCACTACGTGCCTTCGCTGTCGTCCGCCCGTTGTTCAGCAAGCATCGCTGCGTGGGCGTCGGCTTTCGTCAGCGCCTTGCGCTCTGCGCTGATGGCGGGCGCCGCTACAGAGAACGACATGCCCTCAAGAGCGATCGCGAACTCGTCGAGCGCTGCGTCGCGTTGCGCGGCGACGTCCAGGTCAGCGGCGAACTTCGCGAGCGGCGCTACGGCGGCCGCCTTGACCGCGTCCTCGGTGAACTCGGGCACTTCGACGTCTTGTTGCAGACGAACACCGCCGACGTCGAGCATCAGTGTGACGGTGCCGATCTCCGGGTTGACCCGAACTACATCGAAGGCGTGCTTCGCCCGTCCCATCAGACCCTCTTCTCGAACAGCGCCGTGAACTCGACGTCGGCTACGGAGGTCGTGCACGTCGCGGTCCAGTTGTTGTTCGCCGTGGCCTGCTTGTGACTCGCCGACTCGATCAGGGCGAACCCCGTAGTTGCTGTGGGCGGCGCGTAGAGCACAAACCGTGTCGTGCCGGCGGTGGCGTCCTTGATCGTGATCTTGGAACCGGTCGTCGAAGTGTTGGTGACGAGCAGGAAGTACAGGTCGGCGAAGACGCCGGAGCCCGCGGCTGTGACGATGGTCGTCTCTGTCGTCGAGCTGGTGATCTTGGTCTGCTGGTTGCCCTTGAGCTCGCGGATCGAGCCGCGGACGATGAGCGCACCGAGAAGGTCGAACAGGGCGTTGACGCGGTCGGCGTCGGCGACCGCCGTCGGATTTGTCGAGCGGGCCTGGCCGCCGATTTTGACGGGGTTGCCCGAGTCGGCGGCGTCGTTTGCCAGGTCACCGACCGCTTTGGAAAGGTCGGTCAGCGCGATGAGCGTCCCATCCGAGAGCGCGAGCGTGACGACCTCTTGATGAACGGTGTCCGCACCCTCGGTATGGGTCTCGGTGCGAATCCGCGAGCCGGTTGAATCCGGCGGGACTCGGATCTGGCCCTCAGCCATGGCCTACGGCGTGAGGTCTAGGGCGAAATGTCCCGTGCTTGGCACTGTGACCGTGAACGTCCCCGACGTCACTGCGTAGTCGGCTCCGAAGTTCACGAGGCAGATCGCGGGGTCGGCAACCGGCGTCGTGGGAGTGTCGTCCCAGATCAGGCCAGCCCGTGCACCCGAGAACGTCGACGACGTCCAGGCGGGATCTGCGGAGTCGAACATCAGCGAGCCGGTTGGAGACTCTGAGCAGGTCTTCGACCCGAGAGTCACGCCACCAGCGGTGTAACCCGTGCCGGTGACCTCGTTGGCGTTGTAGGGCGCCACGGCGTATGCCGTGTCCGTTGAGAAGTTCGGCGTGATCGAGTTGGTGAACAGCGCGAACTTGATCGTGTCGCCAACGAGGTTGACCGGCTCCTGGGACGCGTCGAAGACGTCGAGGAAGTTGGCGACATACAAGCCGCTGACGGTTACGGCCACCGGTCAGTCCTCCTCGACCGCTGGTACGCCGGGGACACGACGTCCTGCGGCCTCCTCGGCGAGTCGAAATGCCTGGCGAGCAGGAACCAGCTTGTCGCGCGCGGCTTCGTACGCCTCTCGGCCCTTGGGTGTGCCGCGCTTGTCGATGGTCGCCTCGTAGGCGGCCTCGAGCTCGGCGATGTCGTCAGCGGTGTAGCCCTCAGCCATCGGCCCTCAGCTTTCGCAGCAGCGCAACCTCGGACGCCGGGATCGCCATGCGGACCGTGCGGGGCCGCAGGACGTGCGCGTCGAGGCGTCCGTCCCAGTGCTCGACCTGGAGCCCCGAGAACGTGCCGTCGTCGTCGCGATAGACCTTCGTGGACTGCTCACGAGGGCGGATCAGGTGCACCAAGGCGTCGGCCCGGCTACTTCGATGCGGACGAGCGGCGGGCGGGCTTGTCTTCGGGCTCGACCTGCTCGTCTTCGGCGGCCGCGACGGACGCTTCGGCCTGAGCGCGCAGGGGCGGGGCCTCGTCGCCGAAGTCGTCATTGCGGAAGCGCAGGTCAGGTCCCTCGTCCACCGCTTCCTCGTACGCGGCCGGGTTGGTGATCTGGGCGAGCACGTCGGCTGTCGCCTCGTTCTCGGGGTAGTCCGGGCCGTACCAGGTGCCGCCGGCGAGGTCACCGACGTACACGTTGCTGGTGAGCTTCTTTGCCATCTTGAGCCTCCCTAGACCGTGGCGATGAACAGCGCCTTGGGATCACGCAGGACCGGCAGGCCAACGGCCTCGGCAGTCGTGGTGACCGCGACGGGTCGGACCTGCTCCTCGACGTAGGCGACGATGCCCGCGGCATCGGTGCGCTCGAGGCGGGCGCCGGCTCGGTTGAGCTGGCCGACGACCGGGTGTACGCCGTAGAGCAGCTGAGCGACGCCGCGACGCAGGCCGATGAGCTTGCGAGCGTTGATCGTGCGGGTCTCGGCGAACGTGGTCGGGTCCGGCACCATGCCGTCGAAGGCGACGATCGGTGCGACCCCCGCAGCGAGGAGAACCTGGCCCATCGTGCCGGGGGTGATGATGCCGGGCACGACACCGGTCACCGGCGTCAGGGTGCGGACCTCGGAGTTCAGCGTCAGGTCCGCGATGACGTCGCTGGATGCGAGCCAGAAGTCGGGGTTACGCCCGCCGTTGGCGGCGCGGTAGGTCGACTGCCATGCCCGAAGGTTCGTGATCGGCGTGGAGTTGGCGTGGTCGGTCCACGCCGTGCCTGCGGAGACGATGTGGCCGCCGGGAATCCCGAAGTTGGCCTCGACGGCGTTGACGCCGTTCTCGTTGATCGTCACCTTCCCGTCGAGCAGCAGGTCGGCACGGGCGATCTCGAAGCGGACCGCACACGCCTCCGCGCACTGGCGGGCGTCGTCGTAGATGTCGTCGAGAGCGGTGGACGCCAAGCCCTGACGCAGCGCGTCGAGGCGGGCGACCTCCTTCTCGTTGAGGTGCAGCGACAGGCCGAGCGGCAGGATCTCGCCCTTGATGGTCGAGAACCCGGCGCGCTTGCCGAGCGGGGGCGGCGTGTCCCATGCCCGGTACTTGGCAACCTGCACCAAGGGGATGTCGAGGTTGCGCAGCTCGAACTCGAGGTCATCGACCAGAACCGGCGGGATGATCCCTGCCAGGTTGGGGCCGTTGATAACGGCGCTCTCCCTGACGTACCCGATGAGCTCCGGGATGTTGATGACATCGGTGATGAGTTGTCCCATCGGTCAGCCCTGCCTCCCTAGACGAATGCGATGAACTTGAGGTCGACCTTGCCGGCGGCATCGAGACCGTGGCCGGTGGGCAACATCGACTCGACGACTTCGCCCTTCCAGTACAAGGCGGCGGGAACGTCGGCGGTGGCGGCGGACAACGGGTCCATCTTCACCGTCACCATGAGCAGCCCGACGGCCGTCTGGAGCCCCGTGCCGACGCCATCCACATAGGGGGCATACAGGCCGGTGGCGGTGAGCTTGCCCAGCACGACGCCCGAGGGGATGAACCCGTTCGGGAACGCCGTGACGAGGTCGAAGCCGGAGCGGTCGAGAGTGATCGAGCGCGCGTCCTTCATGGACGAGATGCCGCCCGGACCGATCCAGCGCTGGTCCTCGTTCAGGTATGTGGCGGCGGTGCGAATGCTGATGTCGCTCATTGGCGGACTCGTCCTCCTCTAGTTGCCGTTCGAAGTTCCGGGTGCAGCGGCGAGCGGCTGCAGACCACCGAAGGGGTCACCGCCGAGCCGCTTCTCTCGTTCTGCCTTGGCGCGTGCCGCTCCGGTGTCGATCCCGTTGACGCCGGGCTGGTTGGCGGGCGGCTGTTGACCGGGGACACCGGAGGGCGCGGGCGCAGCGGCGCCAGCACCGAACCACTCGGGTGTGTCGGTCTTGAACGTCTCGATGGCGGCCTTGACCGCTTCCTCGTCGGCGTCGGTGGCGATCACCGTCGCGACGAGCAGGCCGGACTTCTCCAGGCGCTCGGGCTTGACGCCGGCGCGCACGAGGCCGAGTTCGACGCGTGCGGTACGCAGCGTGTTCGCGGCCTCGGCTTCTTTCGCCTTGGCGGCGGCGGCGTCGCGCTGCGCGGCCTCGATGGCCTTGGTGGCCTCGTCCTTGGCGGCTTCCTCCGCGTCCTTCGCGGACTTCACGACGGTCTTGAGCTCGTCCTCGGACTCGACGCCCAGGTCGGCGAGCAACTTGGCGCGAGCTTCCTTGGCGGCGTCGGATGCGATCTTCTTCGTGTCCGCGGCGGTGGGCGGCGGCGGGTCAGCGGGAGGCGCGGGTGACGGTGGGACGGGCGGCGTCGCCGGGGGCGCGGGCGGAGTGGGCGGTGTCGCGGGCGGAGTCGCTTCGCCGTCAGCGCCGCTGACGAAAGGAAGCTGCTTGCCGCTGTGAGGGAACAGCCAGACCTTGCGACCCGCGTACCGACCGGAGTCGGCAGTGATCAAACGAGGTGAGGCTCCCTGAACGTCTCGCACGGGGAGTGATTGAGCGACAGAATTTTTAGGGGCGGGTGGATGCACTCAGTCGCCGTCGAGCAGCCAACCGTCCCGGGGGCGGTCGATTTCACGTCCATCAAGGCCGTGATGTACGACGAGCCACGCCATCGAACCGTCGTCGCGTTCAACGGGCTCAGCCCGCGGTCCGCACACGCATTCGTCGCTGTCGGTGTCGTGTTCGATGAGGTCGTTCAGCGGATAGACGTGCTGGGTCACGCGGGCGGCGGCGGCGGCGCGTTGGGAGCAGCAGGACCGCCGAGCGTCGGCACGCGCAGGTTGAGCGCGGGCTGGGCGGCATCGGGCGGCGGGGCTTCGCGGCCCAGGTACTCCGCGGCCTGTTCCTTGCCGACCACGTCGGACAGCGTCGAGGCGTGGTCGAAGTCCTCGGCGGCGATGGCGTCGAGTTCCTGTGCGATGTCGCCGATGTCGAACCCGGCGTCGACGAGCCACTGAAGGGCGGTGCGCCGGCTGATGCCGTGGGTGGTCATCAACTGCACCACGCACTCAAGGACGTGCTTCTGGTCCGAGGGCAGGAACGACCCGAAGGCCACTTCGGCGCGCGGGTTGGCGCCGGCTTCGAGCACGCCGCCGGCCTGGGCGAGACGCTGCGCGAACTTCAACAGCAGCGGGTACTTCTCGTTGCGCACCAGGCGCATCTTTCGGATGAGTCCGCGCATGGGACCGAACGCCAGCAGCAGCGCGATGCCCGACGGCACGTCGGAGGCCCGCACGCGCCCGAGCACTTCCTCGTTGACCTGGGAGTTCACCGACAGCCGGTGCAGCAACTTGTCGATGTAGTCCATCAACACGACGAGCCCGCGCGACGCGTCGAGCACGTCCATGCGCCCGTTCGGGCCGACGGTGAAGACCTTGCCGGGGCCGACAGACAGCGTCTTGGTGTGGTCGACCTGGCCGCCGGCGAGGGTGATCAGCGGTGTGCCGGCGATGCGCGATGCGGCGGCGGCGTCGGTGTCGGCGGCCTGGATGTCGTCGACGATCTGGGTGACCGAGTCAAGAATCGACGGGCCGTAGTGCTCCTTGCGGCTCGGCGTGTTGGGGACGTGGAGCACCGGCACGAAGTCGATGCCGAGGTTGAGGTCTTGGATGGGGCGGCCGTCCTCACCGAGAGTCCACGTCGCCCGCGAGTCGGCGAAGTCGTCGACCGTGCGCCCGGCATCGTTGAGTGGCCAGGTGCCCTCCGACATGAAGCACGCGACGGTTGACGGCTGGTCCTCTTCGGCGGCCCACGGTGGGCGCCACTCGGCCACGGGCTTGAGTTCGTAAGTGATGCGGTGCACGAACTGCTTCTTGGTCCCGGCGCGGTCCATCTCTTCGAACTGCCAGGCGATGTGCACCTTGTCCGGGTACGACTCACGGCTGTTGGGGTCGAGCACCGGGAAGTAGAACCCGGGGTCGAACACGTCGAGCACGGGGCGGCGCTTCTTGGCTGACCAGCTGATGACGTAGACGGCGTCGCCGAGCCCGACCGCATCGCCCTCTGCTTCGTACATTTTGGCGATGACCTGCTCGTCCTCGGCCCACTTACGCAGCCAGCGCTGGCGCTCCGACGCCTTGTGGTGCGCGTCGAACGACGCTTCCCACTCGGCCACCTTGCGCTCTGCCTCGTCCACCCAGCGCGCCGTGCGGATCGTGTCGATGCGCCGTTGCATGGCGGTGATGGCAGCGTCGGGCGCGGGCGGAGCGTTGCCCGCGATGGGCAGCGGGTCGGCGGGCTGCGGGGCGAGGGGTTGGGGCTCGGGCGGAAGCTCGGGCGTGACGGCGGGGGGGACGGCGGCACCGTCGACGACGATCTGCACGTCCTCGCCGAGCACGGCGTCGACGACGCGCGAGCTGAGCAGCGCCGCGTCCCCGTACTCGCGGCGGTCCTTGCTTGTCGGCGCGACGGCGAACTGGCCCGACATCCGCGCCCGTTCGTCGGTGACGGCGGCGTCTACGGAGCCCTGCGGCAGAGCGAGGCGACTGACGTTGAGGAGGTAGGCCAGGCGGGTCTTGTACGCGGCCAGGCGACGGACGTGGATATCTCCGACCCACGTCGGTGCCATGTGGGGGTTCGACGCTGTCTCCCCGATGGTCGCCTTGTACGAGATCGGAGAAAAACGATCAAAAACGAACGTGCTCAGGTTCGCCACAGCGCGGATGGTGGGGGCGAGTGGGCGTTACGCGGTGGACGCTCTAGCGATCACCGACCAGGCGCGTGTCCTGCCAGTGAGCGTCGTTGATCATCGGGGGTCGGCCGGAAAAATATGCGAGCAGGAGGGCGTCCGCGGAGTCCGGGCTGCTGCCGGTACGCCGGCGGATCTCATCCTTGCTCTCGATCTGGATCTTGCCGTTGGTGGTCTCCCACCAGCGCGGCTGGCACAACTCGTCCGCGGTCTGTGCGTCGAGTTCGGTGAGGTCCCAGCGCTGCTGCGTGGAGTACAGGCGCCCGATCTCCCACCAGATCTCGGCCCTGAGATTCAAAAACCGCGGCTTGCCCTCGCTGTTGAGGGCGTAGGACTGCTCCGAGACGATGACCGGGATGAACTCGATGTCGGTGCCCGAGAACCGGTTCTGCAGGTCGCCGACGAGCCCGTGGCCGATGCCGATCGCGTCGATCTTCACCGCTTGGGGACGTGTCTCTCGGATCACCGCGGAGGCGAGGTCGGCAATCTCGAGCGCGTCGCCCGACTTGGACCGCCACACCCGCCCGGGCCGCATCCCGCAGCGTTCGTAGATGACAGTCGCATCGACACCGCCGCCGACATCGATGCCGAGCTCGACCGGCACGCGCAGTGGGCCGACGCGCGTCGCCGCCTCTTCGCCCTGGCATCCCTTGACCGCCGACCACGGCACGACGCCGTCCATGCGGTCGGGCGGGAAGACGCCGCGGATCTGGCTGAGGTACTGCGGCGAGTCCAGCCCGTAGTCGGCGATGAGCTCGTCGACGCGCAATCGGGACAACAGCGGCGCCTTCGCCATGCGATGACCGAGGGGCTCGCCGGTGAAGTGCGGCGTCGCCAGCCCGTCGATGTGGATGACGTTCCAACCCGTCGTGTCCTGGCAGACCTTGAACCAGCGCGAGCCCTCGAAGTCGGGGTTGCCGATGGCGAGCACGCGGTCGTCGGTGCCGGTCGTGATCTTGCCGACCGCCTCCCAGAGCTTCTCTGGGATTCCGCCGGCCTCGTCGAGGATGACCAGCACGTAGGCATCATGGATGCCCTGGAAGCTGTACTCGTCGATGTCGGGGGGCTTGCGGCCGAATCCCTGGATGCGGTCGTTGATCAGCCACTCGGTCTGGTTCATGCGACCGACGAGCCCGCCCTTGCGGTGCGCCTTGGCGATCTCCTTCCAGAGGATCAGCCGGACCTGGTCCCACGAGGGCGCCGTCGAGACGACCGTCGCCGTGCCGGGCGGGTGACACTCCAGCCACCACGCGGCGGCGCGCGCGGCAATGAAGCTCTTGCCGGCGGAGTGGCACGAGTGCACGGCTGTGCGCCGGTTGTCGCGCACCGACTGCAGCACCTCGCGCTGTTTGGACCACAGGTCTTCGTCGAGGCGGTCGCTCACCCAGCCTGTCGGGTCGTCGAGGTACGGGTTGGGCCGCGGGGCGATGAGGTCGGCAAGGACCGATGACGCGTCGGTAGCGCTCACCCGCGCCCCGCGAGCACGAGGCCGATCTCGGCGTAGATCTCCTCAACAGGCTTGCCGAGCGCGAGCGCCAGCTGACTGGCGAAGTGCCCGGCGACGCTCGCCAACTCGACCAGCGCGCCGCTGACGCCGTCGGCGGTGACCATCTCCGCCATGAACTCGCACGCCGCGTGCCACTCCTCGTTGTCGAGGGCGATGACCAGCCCGAGCGCCCGGCGCGTGCGTTCGATGTCGTGTGCGGCCATTGCCGGCGGATGTTGGCGTGGACGGGCTAAGTGGCGGTGGACATCACGGCGCGGTCAAACCGCGGTGTCGCCATTAAGAACCCACTCGTCGCTCGCACGCTTGCGCAGGAACCCGGTGGAATACTGCTGTGCGAGCTTGGCGCCGTTCGGAGCACGCAGCGTGACGCCACCCGCGGCGGCAATGGTGACCTGCCCGGCGCCGACGGCGTAGACCTCGATGATCGTCCCGACCGGGAACGCAACGGACGCGTTCGTGGGCACGGTGAGCGTGATGGCGGTCGCCTTGTTCAGCTCGACGACGGTGCCGCGGTCTGCGAGGACGAGCGTGTAATCCGCGGTGTGGGACCCAGATGGGACGTTGTCCATGCCCCGCTGTGTCTGGTACCGGTAGACGCCGCTCGCGGCGTCGTAGCTGAGTTCGAGGGCGTCACCGTCGGAAGGCATGGCGTTGAGGATCTGGTATTTGAATCTTCAGGCGGTGGACGGTGCGGGTGGCTCACCTACGGGGCGGGGGTGGAGGTCTTTCCGGGGAACTTTTGGGCGGCTTCCACGAGTAGAGCTTCGTACTCCTCGCGGTGGCGTTCAATCAGGCGACGATTGACCCAGCGCTTGCGTTCCCATGTGAGGCTGATCTTGTCCGCGACAGATTCCCTTGTCAGCGGTCGACCACGACCCTTCGCGACCATATCGTTCGCGTTGTCAGCAAGAGTGCCGAGGAACAAATGGTCGCCACGAACACAAGGCGGGTTGTCGCAGTGATGGCACACGCACATGCCTTCTGGGATCGGCCCAACCTGCAGCATGTACCCCACGCGGTGAGCGAACTCACGCTTTCCGTTGAATCCGATGTGCCCGTACGACAGGGGATGATGAGCTTCGGTCGACCGCTGTAATGACCCCGTCCACGTCCAACATCCGTCCGACTTGTCGACCCGTGCCCAGAACCGATCTTCTACGGAGGCCAACCGGGGGTGTGTTGAGGCTTCGAGCACCGCGTGCTCGGGGTTGACGCATAGGGGCTCACCGCACGAGCGAGCGATGGTCATGCCCGCTGGCGGTAGTCCGTACTGCACTTGGTAGAGCAGGAAGTCAACCCTGACGTTTTCGTAATAGATCGTGGCCTTAGGTCTCCCCGCTCGGGACGTGCCGCCGTCCCAGAGCCAGCAGCCGCTAGGTGCGCGATGAACGTGAGCATCGAGCTTGCGGCGACGTTCGGGAGATGACTTTTCCAGCAGTGGGCGTAGGTCGCGTATGCCTCGCCAGATGGGTTCTTCGTGCGACAGAGCCCTAGCGACCGGCTTCCGAGGACTCCTTCTGCGCTGGGTAGCCGTGCGACCCGACACTACGCGGCGACGAGACCTTGAGACCGCAGACTTTCGAGTCTCAAAAGCTTGATGCGCTCTTTGAGCGCCTTGGGGGTGTGGGGGTTCCGACGCTCAACGCCACCAGTCTCCAAGTAGCGGTTTTGGCGAAGCCCCCGACGCTCGCGCTCGCTCATCCCGCCGAAGATTCCTTCCTTGATGAAGTTCGAGAGCGCGTATTCAAGACACTGAGCCCTCACCGGACACGCCGGCATTCGCGCGCGCGGGTCACCTAGCCCGTTGCAAACACGCTTCCCGGGTTCCTCGTCGTCGCCGCGGAGCGGAAAGAACTTCCGCACGTCCTGGCCAAGGCACTTCGCCCGATCGCGCCACTCGTCGGCAAACTCGGTGATGGCGATCGTGGCGGGCATCAGTTCGTCACCGCTGCGAACACCGGGTGCGGCCAGACGTGGTCGCCGCGGTGGCCGTGGAACATCATGCAGCGCCCGAATCCGTTCTCGCCGCCACAGCGGGGGCGGTTCTCGGAGATGATGCCGGGGTCGA